AATGGAGACTTTCTACAGGCTTTGATGGACTATCAAGAGAAATCCAAAGAAGCTAAGAAGAATAAAACTACACCTCCTCCTATTCCAAATTATATTGGTGAGTGCTTCATGAAGATAGCAGAAGGTCTATCACATAAACCCAATTTCATTAACTATACTTACCGTGATGAAATGATATCGGATGGTATTGAAAACTGTTTAATGTACTTTAGTAACTTTGATCCTACCAAATCCAAGAACCCTTTTGCATATTTTACCCAAATCATTTACTATGCTTTCCTCCGTAGGATCCAAAAGGAGAAGAAACAGTTATATGTGAAGTACAAAGCCACACAGCAAATGGGCATACTTGACGAAATGGAACTAATGGAGTTTGAAGATGGTACTTCCAAACAATTCGAACTCTATGATAACATTGCAGAATTTATTGAGAACTATGAAGATGCCAAAGAAAAGAAGAAAGAGGTAAAGAAGCCTAAAGGTATTGAAAAGTTCTTAGGTGAGTGATATAATGTATAGAGTATCTTTCTATTTAAATGGTGGCGGAACTCTTAAATATAAATTTTTTGAAACTCTACATGAAGCCACCTCGTTTTCAAATGAACAACCTATTAATTCGGTAACTGAGATAAAACTATATGAAAATAGCAGTAATAACAGACCAGCACTTTGGAGCTAGAAACGATTCACCCCATTTTTTGGACTACTATGAGAAGTTCTATAAGCACACATTCTTTCCTACTCTTGACAGTAATGGTATTGATACTGTTCTCATACTTGGGGACACTTTTGACCGCCGTAAGTATGTAAACTTTTACTCCTTGAAAAGAACCAAGGAAATGTTCTTTGATGAGTTGGCCAAACGGAACATTCAGGTTCATATGTTGGCAGGTAATCATGATACCTATTTCAAAAATACCAATGAAGTTAATTCGGTAGACCTATTACTCAAAGAGTATACAAATATAAATGTAATTGATAAACCAACCACAATATGGTTGTGTGATGAGAAGTATCCTATTTGCATGATGCCTTGGATTTGTCCAGACAATCATGATGATTCAATGTTTGTATTATCTGATACTGATGCGAATATTTGTATGGGTCATTTTGAAATTGCCGGCTTTGCCATGCACCGTGGTATGCCATCACAAGAAGGATTAAACCGTGGAATATTTAAAAAGTTTGATATTGTTTTTTCAGGTCACTATCACCATCGTTCAAATCAAGATAATATCCGTTATCTTGGCAATCCTTACGAACTCACCTGGCAGGATTATAATGATCCGAGGGGTTTTCATTTGTTTGATATTGATACTCTTGATTTGGAATTTATTGTCAACCCCAACATAATGTTTCATCGTATTACATATGATGACAAAGAAACTGCCATTTCAGAGATGTTATCCAAAGATTTAGACAAGTATACCGGAACATATGTAAAGGTTGTGGTAGTCAACAAAACTAATCCACATCTATTTGACCGGTTCATGGACAAATTATACAAGGCTAATCCGGTCGATATTACCATTGCGGAAGACTTTGCTGACTTGACAGAAGGCGTAGATGATGATATGATTAATGAAGCTGAAGATACTATCACAATTATTAACAAGTTTGTGGATGGTATTAAAGAAGAACATATTGATAATGACAAACTCAAAACGGTATTAAAAGAACTGTATGTTGAGGCATTGAACCTAGAACAGGCATGATTATATTTCAGAAAGTCCGTTGGAAGAACTTCTTATCCACCGGCAACGCATTTACCGAAATCAACTTTCAAAAATCACCAAACACTCTTATCATTGGTCATAATGGTGCGGGTAAGTCTACTATATTGGATGCCTTGTGTTTTGGTCTTTTTGGTAAACCATTTCGTAAAATCAACAAACCACAACTTATAAACTCCATCAATCTTCAAGCGGCTGTTGTAGAGATTGAATTTGCCATTGGTAAAAAACAATACAAGGTAATTCGTGGTATTAAACCAAACACATTTGAAATTTATTGTAATGATGTTCTCGTTAATCAAGATGCAAAAGCGGTAGATTACCAAGAACATTTAGAGAAGTTCATTCTCAAACTAAATTATAAATCCTTTACTCAAGTGGTTATTCTTGGCTCGGCCTCGTTTGTTCCATTTATGCAATTATCACCGGCAGACCGCAGAGCAATCATTGAGGACTTATTAGACATTCAAATCTTCTCTTCCATGAATGGTGTTGTCAAAGAGAAGATGTCTATTATAAAAGACATTTCTTCCAAAAACAAATATGAAATGGATTTAACCTCTGAGAAGATTAACTTCCAGAAGCAGAGTATTGAAGAACATAAGAGCCGTTCTGATGAGGAGATTACCAAGAAACGCAAAGAGATTGCCGATTCTGTTGACCAAATCTTTACCTTAGAAAGAGATATTGATTTAATACAAAAACATATTAATGTATTGCAGAGTAAAATTGCCGACCAAATGTCGGTTCAAAAGAAAAGTTCCAAACTATTACAGTTGGAGTCTAAACTAGAATCTAGAATCAAAAAGATTGATAAAGAGGTATCGTTCTATGAAGAACATTCTGATTGTCCAACCTGTAAACAAGGAATCGAAGAAGAATTCCGAACTGAACAAGTTTCTACTCTCACAAATACAAAGTCAGAGGTCACTACAGCCTTATTAGATATCAATACTCAAATTGCTACAACAAGCAAACGAATCGAACAAATTCAAAGTGGTCTTAAACACATCACGGAACACAACAACGAAGTGGTCAAACACAATTCAACAATATCGGCAATTAATAAGTTTGTTACAAAACTTCAAAGAGAAGTAGAAGAACTTACCAGTCACAAAGATAGTCTTGAAGATGAAAATGCCAAGTTGAAAGAACTCAGAGAAGAACTTGGTGTATTGATTAAGAAACAAGAAGAACTGTCCACAGAAAAACAATACTATGAGTTTGCCGGAGCTTTATTAAAAGATACTGGTATTAAAACAAAGATTATTCGTCAATACTTACCTATTATGAATAAGTTGATTAACAAGTATTTAAGTGCAATGGACTTCTTTGTTAACTTCAACATCAATGAAAACTTTGAAGAAACCATTAAGAGCAGACACCGTGATGAATTTGGTTATGCCAATTTCTCCGAAGGTGAGAAGATGCGTATTGACCTGGCCTTGTTGTTTACATGGCGTCAGATTGCTAAACTAAAAAACTCCACTAATACCAATCTATTAATTTTAGATGAAGTGTTTGATTCTAGTTTAGATACAGTAGGCACAGAAGAATTCTTGAAGTTGATTCATGAAATGGGAACAGATACTAATGTGTTTGTTATCTCACACAAAGGCGACCAACTATTTGATAAGTTCCGTTCGGTCATTAAATTTAAGAAAGTAAATAATTTTAGTCAGGTTGAAAAATGAGTGATACAATTATATTTGATACAGAAGCAGCGGTACAAAACAAACCTTTAATGCAACAGGTAAAAACATTTACCTTGGTGCCAGAGAATCATCCAGCACTACATGAGGTTTTACCAGAATTTGATTTTAGTAATCCGCCTGTAAATACAAATGAATTTGCTTCCACACTGGTAGAAACTTGTAAATTAAATAAAGGTATTGGTTTATCTGCCAACCAATGTGGATTTAAACATAGAGTATTTGTAATGGGTGCTGGTGATGAGTATGTGGCATTCTTTAATCCGAAAGTTATTTCCTTATCGGATGAAATGGCATTGATGGATGAAGGATGCCTTTCTTATCCTTTACTCTCATTGAAGATTAGTAGACCAAAAGAAATTATGGTTGAATACCAAGACTTCAATGGAGAGATTAGAAATACCAAACTAGTTGGTATATCTGCTCGTTGTTTTCTCCATGAGCTTGACCATATGAATGGAATAGTGTATACTAGTCGTGTTAAACCTTTGGCATTTCAGGTAGCCATGAAGAAAAGAGATAAACTCTTTAAAATGGTTAAGAAGATGCAGAAAAATTTGAGTAAGATTAAAAAATAATGGCAACACCTATAGAATTCGTTGAGAAACAATGGCAAGCTTGGCAAGAAAAAAATTCTGCCGATAAGTTTGAACATATTGATGAAGATAATATGAAAGAAGTCCTGATTAAGGATTTAACATATGCTTCTCAAATGGATGTTCGTGAATATACTTTATATCAAAAATGGTGCGAAGTAAAAGAAAGATATCCCGTTCATGAAGTATCCACATTGTTTGGTACTGAAGTTCAAATGGTGGATCCTGAGCAAAAGAAACTAGTTGATAAAGTCAAAGCAAACTTTTGGGTACCACAATCACCTGATGATTATGAAAATTTAAAACCTAAAATGGTTCTCTCAAATGGTCCTGATGCCGAAACTTGGAATGCCGTTAGGACATTTTCTTCAACAATGAAGAACAATAGTAACATTGGTCGCAATCTATTTTACATTCTTACCGATGAAGTTACCAAAAAATATCTTGGTGTTATCTGTATCTCCTCAGACTTTCTGGACTTGACTCCGAGAGATAATGCAATCGGATGGTCAAGAGATGTTAAGACACAGCAACACATGATTAATCACACCGCAATTGGATCCACCATCGTTCCGTTGCAACCATTAGGTTTTAATTACATGGGAGGCAAACTGCTTGCCTTAATGTGTTTATCTGATACAGTTCAAAAAGATTGGAAGCGTCAATATGGAGACACTCTTGTTGGCGTTACTACAACGTCACTCTATGGAAAAACAAAAGCCGGAGGCCTCTCGCAGTATGATGGCCTTGAACATTGGAATCCTATGGGTTTTTCTTCTGGTTCTGTGGCTTTCGAACCATCTAGGTCAACCAAGAAATTAGTCTTTGATTGGATTAAAGAAAATCATACTCGTAAATATTTTGAATGGTGGGAAGCCAAGAATACACAAGGACTTCCACTTAAGCGTGACCATAAGAATCGGTCTTTAAATTTTGCATATTCTAAATTGCAAATACCAAAAGAATTGATTCGTACCGAACATCAGCGTGGTATCTATTTTAGTCCACTCTATAATAATACCTTTGAATTTCTCCGCAAGGAGATTACCGATTCTGAACTGGTAAAGTCTTTTGATACCAGTGAAGAAACCCTTGCTAATATTTGGAAACAAAAATATGCTAAGGGTCGTATTAGGCAATTACAGAAAAAGAATACCGTTTCATACGATTCTTTATTCTATGATGACCTAATATACTTGTCTTGGGAAGATACCAAGGCAAAATATTTGCCACAAGTTGGCAGATAAAGTATCATATATGTTACATAAACCGCTTTAATGGCACATATATGATACATTAACAAGTATACCGCAAATATGCTTGACTTACACACATACATAATGATATACTATGTGGACTCGTTGAAGATGTTGACGAGATTTTATTATTAACTTTACTATGGAGTATTAAAAATGGCTAAATTATCAGCTAAACAAAAAATGTTGAACGCCTTGACACAAACAGAAGGCTACAACACATTCACAACCAAACAAGCTCAACGCCGTTTTGGTATCACCAATGTTTCTGCTCGCATCTCTGAGTTGCGCCAAGAAGGTTATGCTGTTTATGGTAACAAGAAAAACATCGGTGGCGAAGTGCAGACTGTGTATCGTTTAGGTACACCAAGCAAGTCTTTCAAGGCACAATGCCGTGCTAACGGTGTTCGTGTTCAATCAGTTTAATCTGATTTGATGTGAGGGGTTTCCACGAAAGTGGTTACCCCTTTTTTTTATTTCTCGGAGAACAAATGGAAATTTCAATTAAGAAAGAAGAACTACAAACAAAAAGCCTATTTGTCGCCACACCAATGTATGGCGGTATGAATCATGGCCTATACATGAAAGCCTGTTTAGATTTACAAGGACTGTGTATACAATATGGCATTCAGATTAAATTTTCATTTCTTTTCAATGAATCATTAATTACTCGTGCAAGAAACTATTTGGTCGATGAATTCATTCACCGTTCAGAATGTTCACATATGCTATTTTTAGATTCGGATATTTCATTTAATCCACAAGATGTGATTGCTTTATTGGCACTAGACAAAGAAGTTTCAGGTGGTCCTTATCCAAAGAAAGCAATTAAGTGGAAATCAGTCAAGAAAGCACTAGAAAGAAAACCTGATATTGAAGCACAAACACTAGAAAAAGTTACTGGTGATTATGTGTTTAATCCTGTCAAAGGCACGGCACAATTCTCAGTTACAACTCCGTTAGAGGTTCTGGAGATTGGTACTGGATTCATGATGATTAAGCGTGAAGTGTTTGCTAAGATGGAACAAGCATACCCGATGATTCGTTATAAGCCAGACCATGTTGGCCAAGCCAATTTTGATGGCACAAGATATATTCATGCTTTCTTTGATACAGTCATTGATACAAAAGATAGTATTGTTGGTGGCGGCTCGGATCGTTACCTATCAGAAGATTATATGTTCTGTCAGATGTGGCGTAAAATGGGTGGTTCAATTTGGTTATGTCCGTGGATGAGAACAGCACACATTGGTACCTATCATTTCCAAGGAGATATGCCAGCTGTTGCCAATTATGTTGGAGAAATGTAATGAACAAGCTTGTTGATGAAGCACCTTATCATCCAGGTTATGAAGATGCTTCCTTTGAAACCAAGGGTCGTAAGTTTGATGGTGGTAAACTAGAATATGGTCTGGTTCCACCACTTGCATTAAAATCTCTTGCGGAAGTTTTAACTTTTGGTGCTCAAAAGTATGAAAGAGATAATTGGCAAAAAGTACCAGATTCAAAGCGTAGATATTTTGATGCCTTACAACGCCATGTATGGGCTTGGAAAGAAGGCGAGAAGTTTGATACCGAATCTGGATTACATCACTTGGCACACGCCATGTGTTGTTTGATGTTTTTATATGAACACGATGTTAAGTATTCCAAAGAATAACTTGACAATGTATTTTGGATGTAGTATGATAAAAGGACTTTTACATAATGGAGAATCAAATGAAGTTAACCAGTGAAACACTATCCGTATTAAAAAACTTTGCCAGTATCAACCAAGGCATTGAGTTTAAAAAAGGCAATACAATTCGCACCATGTCATCAGGCAAAACTGTTCTTGCCAAAGCCACTCTGAAAGATGAATTTCCACAAGACTTTTGTGTATATGATTTGAATCAATTTTTGTCGGTACATTCAATGTTCGATAATACTGAAATTGAATTTGATGATAAGAATGTCATCTTCAAAAGTGGTACTAAAAAATCCACTAAGTATCGTAAGACAGCAAAAGAAATGATTGTGACCGCACCAGACAAAGAATTATCTTTGCCATCGGTTGATGTTGCTTTCACTCTCACCAAAGAAGATTTCTCTGATTTGTTGAAGATTGCCTCTATTCTTCAATCACCTCATATTGCTGTTGAATCACAAGGTGATAAAATTTCTTTGACTACTTTCAATGCCAAAGATGATTCATCACATACGAATTCTATTGAAGTTGGCGAAGGCAACGGCAAAAAATTTAAGATGGTGTTTTTGACAGACAACCTTAAAATGATTCCCGGTGGTTATGATGTTGAAATTTCTGCTAAAGGATTGGCAACATTTAAAAACAAAGCTGTTGATATTCAATATTGGGTTGCAACCGAATCTAAAGAATCTAAATTTGAAGGATAATTATGTTAGTATATTTTACTGATGCAACCAATCAACAAAAAGTTGCCATTAATCCAAAATATGTTGTAGTTGTATTTGTTTTACCTGACGGTGAAATGAAAGGCAAAACAGTTGTTGGATTAACAAATGGTAACATTGTTGTGGAAGAATCACAAATTGATGTTGTTGGTGTTCTGCAAGGACAAATTGAGTAGTATTTTTGTTATATATTATATTATGGAGTATGTGAAATGGAACATTTATTATGGGTCGAAAAGTATCGACCAGCTAGAATAGAAGATTGTATTCTTCCAGATGCGCTCAAAGAAACTTTTCAGGAGTTCGTTAAGAGAAAAGAAATACCAAATCTTCTTTTATCTGGTACGGCTGGTGTTGGAAAAACAACAGTTGCTAAAGCATTGTGTAATGAGGTTGGTTGCGATTACATTATCATCAATGGCTCTGATGAGTCTGGCATTGATGTCCTTCGCAATAAAATTAAAAACTATGCTTCATCAGTTTCTCTTATGGGTGGCAGAAAGGTTGTCATCATTGATGAGGCCGATTATCTTAATCCTAATTCAACTCAGCCTGCATTACGGGGAGCAATTGAAGAATTTGCATCAAATTGCTCATTCATCTTCACTTGCAATTTCAAAAATAGGATCATCGATCCAATCCATTCTCGTTGTTCTGTTATCGATTTTAAAATCAATGGTTCTAAACCAAAACTGGCAGCACAACTTTTCAAAAGAGTGGAAAACATCCTTTCGCAAGAAGGCATTACATACGATAAAGAAGTTGTCGCAGCCGTCATCACAAAACACTTTCCAGATAATCGTAGGATTCTTAATGAACTTCAGAGATACTCAATTTCTGGTACAATTGATAAAGGCATTCTTGCTAGTGTTAGTGATATACAACTTGCTGATTTACTTCGAGCCCTCGCAGAAAAAGACTTTGCCTCTGCCAGAAAATGGGTCACAAACAATCTCGATAACGACCCAGCCAGAATCTTTCGGAAACTATACGACAACTTATATGAATCGTTGAAATCACAATCTGTTCCACAATTGGTTTTGATTCTTGCTAAGTATCAATATCAGGCAGCTTTTGTTGCCGATGCGGAGATTAATCTTATTGCTTGTTTGACAGAGATTATGGTGGATTGTGAGTTTAAATAATGCCGGATCTATTCAAGGAGATTATACCCTCAATACTTCAAACTAAAAAATCTGTAATACATGACGATATCGACCTAAAAGACTATACTCCCTTTGTGGTCAATCGTGCTTTGTCATATCATATGGATTGTGTCCTATATGCCAACGAGATGAACCTTCATCCAGAGTTGGAAAAAGACCTTCAATATCAATATCTTCTAAATACCATCAGGTCAATGAAACGGAAATTTCAACCGTGGCAGAAATCAGAGACCGATAAGAACATAGATTGCGTAAAGACCTACTTCGGTTACTCTAACCAGAAGGCTAAAGAAGCTTTACGAATTCTTAATGATGACCAAATCGCTGAAATAAAAAGAAGAACAGATAAAGGCGGAGTATGATTAACATTACTGATTTAGTTGAAGTGACTTTGAATGAGAATGATGATTTCCTCAAAGTCCGTGAAACCCTTACACGCATTGGAGTGGCTTCAAAGAAAGACCAAACCTTATTCCAATCGTGTCATATACTACATAAAAGAGGTCAATACTACATTGTCCACTTTAAAGAGTTGTTTGCCTTAGATGGTAAACCAACCGACATTACCGAAAACGACTTATCTCGTAGGAATGCCATAGTAAAGTTGTTAGAGGATTGGGGTCTGGTAACTGTTGTCCGAAAACAACAGATTGAAAACCCACCACCTATATTCCTCAGTCAGATTAAGATTCTTTCCCATAAAGAAAAGGATGACTGGCAATTAGTACCAAAATATAATATTGGTAAAAAAACACAGGACTATTGACAAGTCGTATAAATAATAGTATACTTATGGTGTGGTGCTCATTTGAGGCCACAGTTTTATTGACTAACTCGCTTAATTAAGGAGAAATCTATGACAAGCACAAATCTATTATTCCCACAATGGGCTTCACTATCCAAATCTTTGGATCCTTTCTCGGTTGGTTTCGAGGATGTATTGGACCAAATCCGTGATATCTCAGAAACAGTAGCCAAAGCATCACCCGGTTATCCTCCATACAATATCAAACAAGTAAAAGAAAACAAGTATGTCATTGAAATGGCAGTTGCTGGCTTTGCTAAGACCGACATTGAAGTTACTTTAGAAGGTAACAAACTGGTAATCAAAGGTGCTGTAGTTGATAGTTCTGATGATGATAACTATCTCTACAAAGGTATTGCTAACCGTAATTTCAATCGTGCTTTTACTCTTGCCGACAAGGTAGAAATTAAAGATGCCGAAATTACAAATGGTATGCTTAAAGTTTGGTTGGAGAACATGGTAAAGGTTCAAGATGCGGTAAAGAAAATTACTGTAAAATCAAAAGATGAGTAATTGGTGGCCTGTATCCGATGAGGAATGGGAACAATTGAACTACCCAAACGGTAGGTAATATAGGGGGCTCTTGACAGCCCCCTTCTTTTGTGTTACAATTATATTATGAAAAACTGGAACAAAACTAAACCTTCTCGACCTGGTTATATTGCCACCACAACTGGTGGTAAAGCCATTCTCAAAAAAGTTCGTTCAAAAACAAACCAAGACATTTATTACACATATTCAAATTGGGCAACCAATGAAATTGATGGCATAACTTTCATTCCTGTTGTTAAGAGTTCAAGTCAAACTGAAAATCAAGTAATTCATTATATGCGTAAAGATAATTTGGAGTATGTGAAATGAGTAAATTACTTCAATTACAAATATTGGGTAATCCAAAATATTTGTTTGATCCAAAAAATAAGTACCACATAAACTTATTAAGATGTTTTTTAAATGAAAACAAGTGGGGAGCTCCTTGTCCATTTATATTAGAAGAACCATATCTAACAATACCAGATATGTTGAAAGACAAATATATTAAATCACAATTGGGTATATAATGATTAATTGGATAATGTATTCCGGATGTAACATTACTTTGAAATTAAATCCATTTCATTGGAGAATTTCTTGTGCATATAATAAAACCAATGAAGCATGGGAACAAGATGCCTTGGTCATTGAGTTATTGCCTATCACTATTCGTGTATGGTTTGATAATGGTGAGTGGTAATAAATTTTTTTGATAACGCTCATTAAAATATATCATATATCAGATAACGCTTAATTTATTGATTTGAGAGATACATAATATTTTAACTATGGAGTAAATATGTCTATTACAATTAAAAACCTTGAAAGTGCATTGGCTGGCGAATCAATGGCTCATATCAAGTATCGTTATTTTGCTAAGATTGCTCGTGAAGAAGGATTTGAAGATGTTGCAAAACACTTTGAACACACGGCAGACCAAGAGATTCTACACGCTTGGGGTCATCTTGAATTATTGGTTGGTAAACCATCTACAAAAGAATGTTTAGAAAAAGCAATTGAAGGTGAAACATATGAGTTTACTACAATGTATCCGTCATTCTTAAAAGAAGCTCATTTAGAAGGCGTTGATAATTTTGTAAAAGAAATTAATGAACAAATTGCTGAATCTAAAGAGCACGCAGAACAATTTCAGTCAATTCTTGAAAAAGCAGAAAAACGATTTGCTGCTCTTGCAAAAGTAGAAAAGCGTCATGCCGAATCATATCAACAAGTATTGGAGAAACTATAATGGAACAACATATTTGTGTAGTTTGTGGCCATGTCCACGATGAACAGACAGAAGGTAAATGGAAAGATTTACCTGAAACTTTTGAATGTCCTGAATGTGGTGTAGGTAAAGAAGATTATTACATTTTATAATGAAACAAAAATTTATTGATGCTTATATGGATGTGGCAGAAAGATTTGCTAAGTTATCTTCTGCCAAACGATTGCAGGTGGGCGCCATTGTGGTAAAAGAAGATAGAATCATATCTATTGGATACAATGGTATGCCTGCAGGCTGGACAAATGAATGTGAAGAAAAAGAGTATTTTATTGGTAATATACCAGAAAAATATAGTACCGACCCATGGATATTCAAAGACGAAGATGGTGGTGTTGGACGCATTAAAACCAAAACGGAAGTGATTCATGCAGAAGCCAATGCAATCGTTAAGTTGGCCAAAAGTAATGATTCTGGAGATGGTTCTACCATGTTCCTAACCCATGCACCTTGTGTAGACTGTGCCAAACAGATGTATGCCATGGGTGTCAAATCGGTATATTACCGCCATTCCTATCGAGATAATGACGGCTTGACATTCTTGGAGAAGTGTGATATAATGGTATCTAAGGTGGAGAAGTAATTTCACCAGGTGAAATTGATGCAGGTCATAAATATGCTTTGTATTGGGTCAATTTACTAAGGAGAAACCCAAATGCAGCTAAGTATAGTTGGTTGTCCCGATAAAAAGCGATTTAGACCGTTCGTTAAAAGGGCTGCTCAGTTTTACGCAAAAGAATTAATATCCGAGAAAATGTTGGAAAACATATTTGTTAGGATAAAATTCAATAAGGATATTCCAGCCTACGGTTATGCCTCTGTTGAAGATTATAACGAAAGTGGTAAACCAAGAGAATTTGAAATTGAAATTCATTCTGGTATTAGTGGTTATGATATATTAAAAACACTAGCTCATGAAATGGTTCATATTAAACAATATGTTTATGGAGAAACCAACGAAAAATTAACTCGTTGGAAAGGTGAAAGGGTTGATTCTGATACGATTGATTATTGGGTTCAACCTTGGGAAATAGAAGCACACGGATATGAAGCTGGATTATTTACCAAGTTTGCTATTAAAGAAAAACTTTGGAATGTATTTCAAGGTGTTCAAAATCCAGATTCAGATATTATTCCAGAACCACTAGGGTGGAAATAGACTATATAAGTGGCAAACATTCAACCCTAGTTTTTACTAGGGTTTTTTATTTGTTGTTTTGGTACAACAGCCACTTGACATATTGTATGGTTCGTGTATAATGGTTCACTTAATGCACCTATCGTCTATCGGTTAGGACACCGCCCTTTCACGGCGGGAAGAGGAGTTCGATTCTCCTTAGGTGTACCACGGAGCAGAAGAATCAATGGTGATTCAGCGGACTGTAAATCCGCCGCCTCTGGCACGCTTGGTTCGATCCCAAGATGCTCCACCAAATTTAACTTTACAATAATTTTAAAAAACTTTACAATCGGGAGAGTATTATGAAAAAGAAAACTACTCCTCAACCACGAAACTATCTTGTCAAATTGGCATTGTTTCGTAAAGCAGGAGTTCATCGTAAGAGTAACAAAGCAGTAAGGCGTTCCGAGAAGTCTAAAAAATTGTATCCTATTATGTGCATTAACTTAGGCTATTGTCTATAATAGGATACAATGTGAGAGTGGCAGAGTGGTCCAATGCAACGGCCTGCAAAGCCGTAAATCCGTGAGTTCGAATCTCACCTTTCACTTCAAAATATACCACACAAAGTTGTTGACAAAGTAACATAAGTAGTGTATTATGGTTTAAATGCGGTGTGTGATAGCACGACAGAAGATACCCTCTTTTGTTATCTGAGCAAAGCAGACCACCGCTCCAAATTTGCGGGATTAGTTTAATGGTAAAATTAGAGTTTTCCAAACTCCAGTCATTGGTTCGATTCCAATATCCCGCTCCATCATTGAGAATGTGAAAGAAAGAATAAGCAATCCCAACTGTTAGGGAAATCACTATCTCAGAAACCGTGTCCGCTATAAGGAGATTATCTAACAACGCAAAAGTTAGATTGAAAACGCAAAGCTGAGAGAACGACTGACGAGTGGTAACGCATAAAGATAGGCGCCTATACTTTATGATAATTCCACCCATTAGTTCTTAAACACGAAACAGTATTCTCAATAATGGACTATATACTAATTTGATTGAAAGGTAAATTATGGTTTTGCAACCTATGAAAGATAAGATTATTGTTTCACGAATTGCTGGAGAAAAACAAACTGAATTTGGTATTATTCTCAAATCATCAGAAGGTCCTGATAGAGCATTAGTTGAATCTATTGGTCCTAAAGTTGATGAAGTTTCTGTAGGTGATGAAGTTCTAATTAATTGGAATGGCGCAGTTAAAGTTTCTGGTAAAGAAATTGAAAAAGAATTGTATGTTGTTGCTATCGAACACGTAATATTAATTTTTTAATCTATAGCGGGTTGGTGAAAAGGAATCACAGAGGACTCATAATCCTCAGTTCTTGGTTCGAGTCCAGGATCCGCAACCACTAAGGAGATGTTATGACTGAACAAAAGAAACCAGCAGTAATCAAACCAATTCAAAAAGCACCACAACAACCAAAACCAAAACAAACATTTGTTCCTAAGATGACTGTGCAACGCAAAGCAGGTAGGGGAAGATGACACAAGAACATGATCCTGTTCAAGAACAGGACGACAAAAATTTGGATGACGAATTCAAACGAATTGAAGCCGAACAGAAACTAAAAGAAAAACAAAACCAATCGAGTTAGTGTTTTGCTAAAACTTCTAGCGTCATGATTATAAGACTGCCAATTAAACATATGGTAAAAATTATTTGAGGCAATTTATTCATAGTTATCTCACTTTCAGTTTATTTAAATACTGCTCCCGATTCTACTACCATTAGTGTTAAACAGAGAATCAAAACGGCTACGAATATGAATGGTTGCACATCTTTCATATTTTATACAACTTAAAAAAATAAGTTATTAATGCTGAAGCAGTCATGCACCACCAAAAAACTTGAATTTGTTTTTGACGGTCTTTGTCTACTAATTTGTTTTCTTCTTCTCTTTCCTTTTGTAGTTTAGACTTTAATGCCTCCACTTCAGTCCAAGCATTTTTTCCATGTTTTCGGATAGTATCTTGTTTGAGTTTTTCTAACTCTCGTTCATGTGCCTTTTGCTGTTCGTATTTTTCCACAGCACGAACTTCCAACATAGTAGCCCGTCTTTCTTCTGCGAGCTTGGCTTGAACCCGTGCCTTATGTTGTTGTTGAACGGCTCTTTCCATGTCGGCTTGTTGGTCACCGACCACGGCACCCAATTGTTTACCAACATTTTGAGCACTTTTTAAAGAGGAAACAGCGGTCTGTCCGCCAGCAGATATTGGATCAGGCATCTAAGTATACCATTAAAGTGTTGACAAAAAAGACAAAAAATAGTATACTGTAACTCAAATCATTATAGGTATTTATATTAAAAAGGAATAGTATGAAAATTTTAGCACTTAAATTGGTAACTGGTGAAGATGTTCTTGGTGAAGTAGAATCTGAATCTGAAACAGAACTGGTACTAACTAATCCGGTTGGTATTGCAGTAGTTCGAGGTCCTGATGGTAAACCTTCTGTTGGTTTTGCACCATTTCCGATTCATGCCCAACAAAAAACTGATGCCACGGTTGCCTTGGCTAAGAAGAATATAGTATACTCATATACACCAGCAGAAGATTTTATTACTAACTATAATTCAATCTTTGGTTCAGGTATTGTTCTTCCACCAACAAAACAACTAATTACAGGTTAACTTGGCAAATTTCTATACAAATGTTCAGAGTATTGGCGGCAATATTCTGTATCGTGGCATCAAAAATGGTCAACGAATAAAAGAGAAAATTGAGTATTCGCCTTCTCTTTATTTGCCATCCAAAAAGATTACAAACGTCACTTCACTCGATGGTGATTATCTCGACCAAAAAATCTTTGGCACAATTCAAAAGGCAAAAGATTTCATCAAACAATTTGATGGCGTTTCTGGTGCCTCCAAAATTTATGGTCAAACACGATTTGAGTATGCCTATATTGCAGATGAACATAGAGGTATGGTTGATTATGATTATGATAAAGTATCTGTCGCTGTAATCGATATTGAGGTAGGTTCTGAGAATGGATTTCCTGACCCATATCAAGCAAATGAACCTATCACAGCAATTTGTATTCGCTTCACCAATAGTGAATCGTATGTGTTTGGTTGTGGTGAGTATGAAGTAAAAGGCAAAGAAATTTATTTCCGTTGTAAAGATGAATATAATCTCTGTAAATCATTTGTGAACTTTTGGAAAGACCACTATCCTGATATTATCACAGGATGGAATACTAAGTTCTTTGATATACCATATCTTGTAAATCGTTTTAATAAAATTCTTGGTGAACCAGAAACTAAAAAACTTTCACCTTGGAATTATATTACAGAACGCAAGGCCATCATCAATGGTCGTGAAATGACTTCTTATAGTCTTGTTGGTGTTGAATCGTTGGACTATATTGAACTATACAAATGGTATGCGCCAGGTGGTAAGTCACAAGAATCGTATCGTTTAGATAATATTGCTCAAGTAGAACTTGGTGAAGGTAAGATTGCATATGATGATTATGATAATCTACACTCACTCTATCGTTTGAATTATCAACTGTTTATTGAGTATAACATTAAAGACGTTGAACTCATTATCAAACTGGAAGAAAAGTTAAAGTTACTTGAATTGGCAGTAACCTTGGCATATGATACCAAAACAAACTTTGAAGATGTCTTTGCACAAACTCGTATGTGGGATTCTTTGACATATGCTTATTTGTTTGAGAAAGATATTATTGTTCCGCCAAGAGTTACCAAAGATAAAGATTCTGCATTTGAAGGTGCATATGTTAAAGTGCCACAAACTGGACTACATGATTGGGTTGCCTCATTTGACTTGAACTCTTTGTATCCACATTTGATGATGCAATATAATATCAGTCCTGAAACTTTGATTGAACCTGAGAACTACACAGATGAAATGCGTGAGGTTCTTTCTCAAGGTGTTTCTGTTGATAAGATGTTAAGTAAATCAATCAATACCACCAATCTTCAAGATGTAACTCTTACTCCAAATGGTCAATTCTTCCGTACCGACATTCAAGGTTTCTTGCCTAAGATGATGGAAGAAATGTATACAGATAGAAGTAAGTTCAAACAGTTGATGTTAAAAGCAAAACAAGAATATGAAAATGAAAAAGATTCTAACAAACTTTATGAAATTGAAAAGCGAATTGCTAAGTATAACAACATACAATTGGCCAAGAAAGTATCTCTTAACTCTGCCTATGGTGCTTTGGGTTCTCAGTATTTTCGTTTTTATGACCTACGCATGGCCTTGGGTGTTACAACAGCAGGCCAGTTATCCATAAGATGGATTGAAAACAAAATTAATGCTTGGATGAATAAGATTCTTGGTACAGATGATAAAGACTATGTGATTGCATCTGATACCGATTCAATCTATCTCCGTATGGGAGAATTGGTTAATAAGTTCATTAAAGATACCTCAGATAAACAAAAAGTAATTTCTCTCATGGATAAAATCTGTGAAGAAAAGATACAACCATATATCGATAAGTCTTATGATGAATTGGCTGAATATGTTCATGCGTATGAACAAAAGATGCAGATGAAGCGTGAAGGCCTTTCTGATAAAGGTATTTGGACTGCCAAGAAACGATATATTCTCAATGTGTATAACAATGAGGGTGTTCAATACAATGAACCACAAATGAAGGTGATGGGTTTGGAAATGATTAAATCTTCCACACCATCCGCCATTCGTGAAAAAATGAAAGAGGCAATTCAGTTAATGGTGAATGGAACTCAAGATGATATTCATACCTTTATTGCAGATTTTAGAAAAGAGTTTAAGAAGTTGCCTGTGGAAGAAATTTCTTTTCCCCGTGGTCTCAATGGCCTAAATACCTATTCTGATGCGGTTAACCTTTATAAAAAAGGTACGCCAATTCATGTTAAAGGTGCAATTATCTATAACAACAATCTAAAACGATTGGATCTCACCAAAAAATATCCACTCATTCAAGAAGGTGAAAAGGTTAAGTTTACTTACCTTAAAATGCCAAATCCATTTAAAGATACAGTTATCTCGTATCCATCTCGTTTACCAAAAGAGTTTGAACTGCAACAATATATCGACTATGATATGCAGTTCGATAAGGCATTCTTGGAACCAATCAAAGTTATTCTTGATTGTATGAAGTGGTCAACAGAAAAAACAAGTTCAATAGAGGATTTCTTCTCATGATATTTTTAACACTACTATCCGCATTATTACTATCAGGCATTGCAGCCTATTATTCCGTTATTGGTTTGGCTGCAATCTTTACTGGTGCATTTTGGCCAATCGTTTTTATGGGCTCGGTTTTAGAACTAAGCAAATTAGTTACTACATCATGGTTATATCGTAATTGGAAAACCTGCCCACTTTTATTAAAATCATATTTGACCTTCTCTGTGGTCATTTTGATGATTATTACCTCGATGGGTATTTTTGGTTTCCTATCAAAGGCACATATTGATTCGACAATGGATGCCGGTGCCAATACACTTGAAGTCAAAACTTTGGTGCAACAAGAAAAGATTACTAAAGAAAGATTAGATTATTTGTTGGCTCGTGCTAAAGATCCATCAACGGCAAGTAACCGACTCGACAAACAAATTCAAGATACCCAAAAAGAACTTACCGAAATTAATAAAAGAAAGTTACCATTACTTAAAGAATCAAATAAACTTACCGCAGAAGTTGGTCCTATCAAGTATATTGGTGATATGGTATATGGTACTGACGATGAAGATGGCTTAGATAAGGCTGTAAGATTGGTAATCATGTTGATAATGGTTGTATTTGACCCGTTAGCTGTGTTATTATTGATAGCAGCGAATATGTCGATGGTGAAAGGAAATGGTAGACCCATCATTGAAAATGGTACGATTGTTGGACTATCAGCAAGCGATATTCCTATATTCACAAAGAAAAAAACTGAGCCTGTCAAGCCTGAAGAGCCACAAGATCCGGTTAAAAAAGAAGAACAAACAGTAGAAGTGAATAAAGAAAATATCACCGAAATACAAGTTGAAGAAAATATTGTTATTAGTGAAGCTTCAGGTGAAACTATACCACCAATAACAAAAAGCAAACGAGGATTTCCTGTTAGAAAGACTAAAACAGAAGATATAAGTAAATATGATGAGAAAGCAGAATTGGCTTTCAAAGAAAAAAGATTAGATGGTGGTGACTTTTAAAAGGAAAAATTATGAGTATACTTGACAAAATTAAAAAGAATAGTAGTATTAAAGAATCAGCTATTCTTTCCAAATCAAAATTCTTCACACAGAAGGATATGATTCCAACCTCGGTGCCTATTATCAATGTGGCACTTTCAGGTAAATTAGATGGTGGTTTAACACCAGGTCTTACAATGTGGGCAGGTCCATCCAAACATTTTAAGACTGCGTTTTCGTTATTGATGGCCAAATCTTACTTGGACAAATATCCCAATGCAGCACTTTTATTCTATGATTCGGAGTTTGGTACTCCGCAATCTTACTTTGATTCCTTTGGTATTGATACTGAGCGTGTTCTTCATACACCACTTACTGACATAGAACAACTCAAGTTCGATATCATGCAACAACTTACGAACCTTGATAGGGACGACAAATTAATTATCATCATTGATTCTATTGGTAACTTGGCATCTAAGAAAGAAGTTGACGATGCACTTGAAGGCAAATCTGTTGCAGATATGTCCAGAGCAAAACAAGTTAAATCATTATTCAGAATGGTAACACCTCATTTGACGATGAAAGATATTCCAATGGTTGTAGTCAACCATACTTACAAAGAAATTGGAATGTTCCCTAAAGATATCGTGGGTGGTGGCACAGGTTCTTATTATTCAGCCGATAATATTTTCATTCTTGGTCGCCAACAAGAAAAAGAAGGCACAGAGGTTGTAGGTTATAACTTTATTATTAATGTGGAAAAATCTCGATATGTTAAAGAAAAATCTAAAATTCCTGTTTCTGTATCTTTTGATGGTGGTATTAGCCGTTGGTCAGGCTTACTTGATATCGCACTTGATTCCGGCCTCGTTATCAAACCATCTAATGGTTGGTATTCAAGGGTAGATGTAACCACCGGTGAAGTAGAAGATAAAAAATGGAGAATTAAAGATACAGATACCAAAGATTTCTGGATGCCACTAATTACAAGTGAAAAGTTCCAAAATTATGTTAAAGACAAATACCAAATTGCTACTGGTGCCATCATGCAAGGCGGTGAAGAAGAATTATTTGATGAGGTTGTAACCATGAATGGTGCTGAAAATGACTGAAGGCCTTGATTACTGTTTCATTTATCCCAAAGATGATGATACTGCGGTAAACATTCGTCTATTGGCTGGACCATATAAAGATACAATATTTAAATATGGTAAGGTAAAGTTCAAAGAAGAAAATGAACAAATGTATTTACTTTTTGCTTATGATGTGTTAGAATCTACAGTAGATAAACCCAAGAATTTGGAAAAAGATGACAAGTTTAAAAATTACCTTGGTGATTTACTTGTTGAGTTGATGTCAAACAATATTGAGCAGGAAATAGTTGATGAAACTGGAACAGACGATATTAAAAACCCTGATTTATAATGATGACTTTCTACGGAAAGTTTTACCATTTTTAAAGACGGAATATTTTGGTGATAATGTAGAGAAAGTATTATTTAATGAAATCACATCGTTCACGGAAACTTACAATAATTCGCCATCGATTGAGGCAGTTGGACTTGCCGTCAAAGAAAGGCGTAACCTTACGGATGACGAAGTTAAGAGATGTGAAGATTATCTTAAAGAAATTGAGGCAAATCGTCAAACAGAAACCGAGATTCAATGGCTTGTTGACAAGACGGAAAAGTTTTGCCAAGAGAAGGCCATATATAATGCTGTATTGGGGTCTATTTCGATTCTCGATGGTAAAGACAAAACAAATGACAAAGGTGCGATTCCCAAGATATTATCGGACGCCTTGGCAATCTCATTCGACAACTCCGTAGGACACGATTATCTTGAAAACTCAGATGACCGATACGAATTTTATCACCGCAAAGAAGAACGAATCCCCTTTGATTTGGAATATTTTAACAAAATTACAAAGGGAGGACTACCTGCCAAAACCCTTAATATTGCTCTTGCTGGTACTGGCGTTGGTAAATCTTTGTTTATGTGCCATGTTGCTGCCAGTGCTATGGTGCAAGGCAAGAATGTCCTCTATATCACCCTTGAAATGGCTGAAGAAAAGATTGCAGAGAGAATAGATGCAAACTTATTGAATGTTACACTTGATGACTTGATGAGTTTACCTAAAGATTTATATGATAAGAAAGTAAATCGTGTAAAAGAAAAAGTAACTGGTAAACTTATTATCAAAGAATATCCAACCGCTTCTGCTTCAACAACACATTTTAGAACTTTATTAAATGAACTCAACCTCAAAAGGTCTTTCGTGCCTGATATTATCTTTGTGGATTATCTTAATATCTGTTGTTCTTCTCGTATCAAAGCTGGTGCGAATATTAACTCTTACACCTATGTCAAGTCCATTGCAGAAGAACTTAGGGGACTTGCGGTTGAATATAATGTTCCTATTGTATCTGCTACTCAAACTACCAGAAGCGGATTCACATCGAGTGATCCAGGCTTGGAGGATACGAGTGAGAGCTTCGGGCTGCCTGCGACCGCCGATTTAATGTTTGCCTTAATCTCATCTGAAGATTTAGAAGCAATGGGTCAGATTATGGTAAAACAGTTGAAGAATCGTTATAACGATCCAACATTCCATAAACGATTTACACTTGGTGTCGATAGAGCAAAGATGAAACTGTATGATGTAGAACAATCTGCACAACAAGGAATTGCTGATGCTGGCCATCAAGGTATTGGTGCTCACAACAAAATTAAGCATGAGAAAAAACAATTTGATGGATTCAAAGTATGATGTTATCTAAAGACGATGCGGTACATTGTGCCAAGGTATTTCAAGATTACTTTGGTAACTTTGACCGCATCGATGAATATATGCGTGACCAAAAGTTGGCATCATTATCTGAAATGTCTTTGAATCCTCTATTTGCACCAGAAGATGATTTGTTTTCTGATTTCACGATGCATCCAAAAGATATGGATATTGAAGTGGTAGAAATTCATAATGATACATGGGAAACCTTACTTTCAATTACCAGTTCTCATGTTAATATCCGACCTGTTGGTCGTAGCATTCACTTGGCAGTTAAAGAGAAGAAGTCAGGAAAGTTCGTAGGTTTCATTCGGTTAGGTTCACCAGTCATCAACTGCAAACCTAGAAATGAAATGCTTGGACAAGTGTTTACGCAACAACCTGAATGGGGTAAACGCTTCAATGATTCTGCTATGATGGGTTTTGTAATTGTGCCCTCTCAACCATTTGGTTTTAATTATCTAGGTGGTAAACTTCTGGCTGCCATCTGTACCAGTCATGAAGTCCGTGAAATGATAAACAAGAAATATAATATGAATATGTGTTTGTTTGAAACTACCAGTTTGTATGGTTCTTCTAAATCATCTTCACAATATGATGGTATGAAACCATATATTCGTTATAAAGGCTTGACAGAATCAGATTTTTTGCCTATGATGCATGGTAAACCTTATTCAGATTTGGTTGCATTTGTTGAATCGAAGATTGGTAAGATTGTAGATGATGGAATCTCTAGTCGTAAACTAAAAATCTCCATGAAAATTATTTCATTAACTAGAGCTGCATTGAAAGGCACACCAGAACTGGTTGCTTTTGATACAACGATTGGGAATGCTAAGAAGTTGACAGAACAGAAACGATATTATATTTCCGATTATGGTTTTAAGAATATGGTAGACTATGTAACCTGTAAAACAGATACTCTTTTACCTGGTGAAAACTATGAAAAATTTCATTTGAAGAATGTGATAGAATGGTGGAAGAATAAAGCCACCAATCGTTATGATACATTGAAGTCAGAAAGTCGTTTAAGAACAACACTTGAGGTTTGGACCAATGATACAAATATTGACATTATTCGTTAAATGTGTATAATAAATACTCTTACTTAACGGAGATAATATGGCTTATACTTTCTTTCCAACATCGGCAATCGAGGTTTCTAAAACACTCAAACCGAAAAATGTTAGCGAAAAAACTAAAATACAAGAGATAAATGCTCTTTTAAGTTATTTACAAAATAATGCAAAAACAAAAAAAGTTATTGCTACACCTATTAATATTGATCCAACTAACATTAGTATGGTAAATATTTCCAGAAAAATAAAAGGAATACTTACCGAAAAACAAATAGCAACAGCAGTAGGACTAAAAACACTTAAAATCAAATTTGGTGACGGTTCTGCTGGTGGGCGAGGTGTTAATAATAAAGGAAATAAGTTTGAGAAAGATTTGGGTCCAGCATTTAAATCTTGGTGGTCAGGCAAAAAAGTAACAGATGCTGATTTAAATTATTCAATAGACGAAGTTTACGATATAACAAATCTAAAAAATTTTTCCACTTTAGATGTTGATGCTGAAGCTGGAGCAAAAAATACAAAAAGACCAATACAATACACACCAAACATTCATTTATATTCGACATCAGCAGACAATAATATTGGCGATATGCTTACTGATATTACACTAATTGGTACTGTTGGCAATAAAAAACAAAATATATATTTGAGTTTAAAAACAACATCAACCGTAACTTTTTTTAATGTTGGTATTAAAGAAGTATTACCAACATCAGAAATTAAATCAGGAAACATTTCAAATAAAAATGGATTAAAATTATTAAAAATGTTTAGTATAGATCCTTCAGTTTTTTGTGATGTTTATAATCAAAAAAGTTTTAAAGGTTATTCTGAAGATATTAATTTGACCGCATCACAAACCTCAAATATACAAACATTTTTAGAATCTGGTATTGGTTACGGGTATACTGTTGTGCATCAAATACGAAAAGGAAATGTTAAAGTTTTTAATGTTACTAAAAAATATATGCAAGATGCTGCAAAACCAAATTCATTAAAAATATATTATGGTGGAAAAACTGGTACAGGCAAAAGAGTTGATATGGAAATTATTACCAACAAATATCTTTTAAAATTGAACATTAGAGATACACAAGGCAAAGATGGTTACCCCACTCGTTTAATGTGTGACTTTTCTTACTTATAGGATTAAATTATGGCACTAGTTGATTTTGATAAATTGGCAAAAGAATATGCCAATATACAGGATGATTTTGGATTTTCTGCGGTAAGTGAGGCTGAGTATAATGCAGTTATCAATAAGACTGCTGAAACAGCCGATGACTACAAAGTTCGTTTAAAAGAAGTAGAAAAGATGATTATTCCTTTTCTTCAGAAATTACATTCTACTGGAGATAAAGAATATATATATTGGCCAAATCGTAAACCAATGATTGAAAAACAAATAGAGAAAATTTTAAAACTGACTAGAGATTAAATTATGACTGCTACTGTGATTATACCGACCACCGGTTCGGCTGAGGTTCACACCGCTATTAAATCTGTATTGAATCAAACATATGATACCAAATGTTATGTTGTTTGTGATGGTCCTGAATATGTTCATGCTGTTAAAAATCATGTAAAGATTTTTGAGAGCCATCCGAAATACAAAAATATTATGGTTTGTAATTTGCCTTTGAATGTGGGTGCCAGAGGTTTCTATGGCCACCGAGTTTATGCAGCTTTTACACACTTGATTGATACAAAATATGTAATGTGGTTAGACCAAGATAATTGGTTATATGAAAACCATGTTAAAAGTTGTATTGACACTATCGAAGCAACTAATCTAGACTGGTGTTATTCCCTACGACAAATACATAATAAGACCGGTGATTTTGTTTGCTTTGATGATTGTGAATCGTTAGGCAAATGGCAAACCTATCATGGCATACATCACATAGATACAAATAGTTATTGCGTTAAGACAGAAATTGCAATAAAATTAGCAACCGCTTGGCATGGTGGTTGGGGTCAAGATAGAGTATTTTTGGCAACAATTGCTCAACACTTCCCTAAATGGGATTGCACAGGCAACTATACAGTCCATTATCGTGTTGATGGTGGTCAAGGTTCTGTTACGGCAGATTTTTTTGAAAATGGCAATAAAGTAATGTTTGAAAAATATAATGGAGTTTACCCATGGCGTCAAAAAGTTTAATAATCGGTGCATTTACTAATTACAACTACAATCAATTAAAACCATGGGTTGAATCGATTGATGAATGTGGTTTTACTGGCGATAAAGCCATGGTTGTTGGTAATGCTTCAGAAGAAACAATCGGTGAGTTAATCAAACGAGATTTCATCATCATTAAGATGCATGATATTAAAGCACCAATTCATGTGGCTCGCTTTCTTTCAATCTACGACTTTCTTAAAAACACTTGGCAGAATTATAGTCATGTGGTAACCACAGATGTCAAAGATGTTTACTTCCAAACAAATCCAATTGTATGGTTAGAATTAAATCTTAAAGGTAAAAAACTTGTTGCCGGTTCTGAAGGTATGAGATATGCAGACGAACCATGGGGTAATGAGAATCTTATGCAATCTTATGGACCATATGTTCATGAGCAGTTCAAAAATAATGAGATATACAATGTAGGAACAATCGGTGGTGTATCTGAGTATGTAAAAGATATGATGTTCAATATTCTATTCAATGCAATCAACCGACCCATTCCTATTTGTGACCAAGCGGTCTATAATGTTCTCATTCAGACACAACCATTCAAAGGTGTAACTTACTTTGCTAAACAATTAGATGGTTGGGCTTGTCAGGCTGGCACAACAGTTGACCCATCCAAGATTGAATCATTTAGACCACATCTATTAGAACCAGAACCAAAGTTTGAAGATGGCATTGTTAAGACATCATTAGGCAGAACATTTGCAATTGTTCACCAATATGACCGAGTACCTGCATGGAAAGAACATATCAAACAAAAATATCAACAAGAAGAAATATTAACTTTTAGGACCGAATAATGGACTTTGAAAAAGAATATCAAGATGCCTGTGTAAGAGATACAGACATACACGAACATTTACCAACAATATCCGTTTTAACTTCAGAGTGTAATCATGTAACCGAACTTGGTGTTGGTTGGGCTCAAAGCACCCGTGCATTTCTACGACATGATATAGAATTGCATAGTTATGAATTTATGCCTCAACCGGGTATTCGTGAATTCTTTGAAGAAGCCAAAAATGCTGGTCGTAATGTAACGCTTCATGTTGATGACACTCGTAAAGTAGAAATTGCAGAAACCGATTTGATGTTGGTGGACAGTCTACATATCTATGAGCAGGTACAAAAAGAATTAGAATTACACGCAGGTAAAGTTCGTAAATATCTTTTATTTCACGACACCACATTATTTGCTGACCGTGGTGAATTTGGTGGCAAGGGTATTTGGCCAGCGGTTCAAGAATTCATTGATTCTCATCCTGAATGGCAATTAGTTGAAAGACGGCACAATAATAATGGATTAACTATTTTAAAGAGAGTATAATGAAAATCTTTATCACGGGAATTGCAGGTTTCCTAGGTAGTCACCTTGCAGATAGAATGTTGGAATTGGGACACGAAGTTATTGGTAACGATACACTTATTGGTGGTTATCGTGATAATGTTCCAAAGAAAGCAAAGTTGTATGTTGTGGATTGTTGCGATATAGAAAAAATGACTTACATCATGGAAGGTTGTGATATTGTTATACACTCAGCCGCTACTGCACACGAAGGACTTTCTGTATTCAGTCCTAGTTTTATTACCAAAAATATATTTGAAGCTTCTGTTGCAACAATCTCAGCTGCGGTACAAAACAAAGTAAAACGATTTGTATATTGCACATCGATGGCAAGATATGGTAATCAACCTCATCCTTTCACCGAAGATATGGCACCGAAACCAGTAGACCCTTATGGTGTTGCAAAAGTTGCTGGTGAAGATGTATTAAAGATTCTTGCTGAAACGCATGGCATGGAATGGAACATTGCGGTGCCACATAACATCGTTGGTCCTCGTCAAAAGTTTGATGACCCTTTCCGTAATGTTATGAGTATCATGGCTAATCGTAATCTCCGTGGTTTACCTGCAATCATCTATGGTGACGGCAATCAAACTCGTTGTTTCTCATATGTTGCTGACTGTATCAACTGTTTAGAGAAGATGGCATTGGATCCCAAAGTTGTTGGTGAGATTATCAACATTGGTCCTGATGACGGCACAATCTCAATCAAAGACTTGGCAGTATTGGTAGCCAAAGAAACCGGATTTGAAGGTAAAGCAATTCATATGCCAGACCGACCAAGAGAAGTTAAACACGCTGATTGTTCTGCTGACAAGGCAAGATGGTTATTGCAATATGAAACTAAAACCACATTAGAGAAATCTATCCAAGAAACTGTGGCATATATTAAGAAAAAAGGACCTAGACAATTTGATTATTCTTATCCTTTAGAAATCATTTCTGATAAAACTCCTAAAACTTGGAAAGATAGGTTAATGTAATGGCATCTATATCATTTCTTCATTTGGCTTCGGCTGGTAAATCAATATCAACAGAAAAAGTTGTTAGTAACATTAGACAATATCATCCAGATGCTTATTATTTTTTGGGATCTGATGCTGCTGATGATTTATCGGATATTGCCAAACAATACAATTTAGATTATCATTATTTCGATGATAAGTTGGGATATCCAACACAACCTTTTGGTTACAGAAAAGAAAAGGTATTATTGTGGTTGGAACGATTTCATTATGCCTGTGAAAATTGTAACACATCACATATAATGATGGTAGAAGATGATGTTTGGATTAAAAAACCTATTACAGTAAAAGATGAATGGGAGATGTCTTGCCATAAGATTAGTCATGGTAATCGTTTTCCTCCTGCTGTATTAGATATCATGGAACAATTTTCTGGTGTAAAACCTAAAACCGATTTCTATGGTGGCGGCGGTGGTTCAATTTACAATGTCAAAACATTTTTAAAGAACTACACAAGAATGACCGCATTGATTGATGATAAGTGGGATTACATACAAGACAATCATTATCCTACGATTGGTTGGATGGACTGTTTAATGGTCGCATACTATTTCTTTTGTGGTAAAAATTATACAGAGAATCCTCATATGACAGATACACACCATCACCAAAAAGGATTTGATTTTGATAAATTTGTAGAAGAACAGCCAGAACACATTGAAATAGTTAATAACTATAAAAAGTATTACTGGCCTAATGAAAATGAAGTTATAACATTTAATACAGAATCAATATGAACGACATAACAATAGTCACCGCTTTCTTTGATATTGGTCGTGGTGATTGGACACCAGACAAAGGATTACCACACTATTTACATAGAACGACCAAAACATATCTTGACCGATTTAGTCATATGGCTAAATTGGAAAATCCTATGGTTGTTTATACATCAAAAGATTTGGTTGATGAGGTAAAATTTCTCAGACAGGATAGACCTACTGACATACTCACAATTGATTTTCCTAATAGTTTTCAAAAACTAAGAGATGAGATTACCAGAGTTCAAAAAGACTCAGAATATCAAGCTAAAATAAATCCCGCACAAGCAAAAAATCCAGAGTATTGGAATGCTGACTATGTTCTCGTCAATTTTTTAAAGTCATCTTTTGTTACAAGAGCTTTACAATCTAATCTTATTAATACTGATTTGGTTGCTTGGATGGATTTCGGATACTGTAGAGACCTATCTACACTTAATGATGTTAAACATTGGCAATATCCTTTTGCCAAAGATAAAATACACTTTTTCAATTTAAAAGATTGGCAAGAAGGCACATTCATTGAGAATGTTATTTTCAATAATGATGTTCACATTACAGGTCCATGTATTGTTGCGGGTAAAGATATGTGGCAAACACTAGAGCATTTAGTTCACCATAGTGTAGACCAATTACTTAAAAATAATTTAATAGATGATGACCAAACCATCTTATTGATGTCGTATTTACAAAAACCAGAATTGTTTGAATTGCATAAAGTATCAGCTGATGATTGGTTTGTTGCTTTTAAGGATTATAATGAAAATTAAAATTGATTGTACCGCCAATCTAGGTGATTTTTGTAATGCACTACCTGTAATCTCAGGTATCTCAAAATATAAAAATGAAAAGATTCATCTCATTATCAGACCAGAGATGCGTAAGTTTAATGGTATTAAAGAGTTTTTAAAATATCAACCAATGATTGAAGATGTCGATTTCTCCGATGATTTATTGACTTTTGGTGACATTATGACTATCAGTTCATGGACACGCATGGACCAAGAAGATTCAAATCGTCCTATTGAGACCTGTCGTTATGAGAATTGGGTAAATGATAATTACAGAATGTTATTTGAAGTTGATGATGATTTTGAGATTCAAGTTTTCCCAATGTTTGTTGATGATTTCAATGATAAAACTATTATTGGTGATAGATGGTCTGCAAAACAAGATCCTAGTGTTGATGCAAGACGATACACCAATGTAATTGAGAATGGTGCAAATCTTGATAAAGACAAAGTTGTATATATGGACTACTCAAAGCCATTAATGTATAATTGCAATCTTATCAAACAGAATCCTAATCCATTTATTACTACATTCACAGGCATTGGTATTATTGCTGACCTAATGAATAAAGAAACAATCGTTGGTTGGGACGAAGATATGAGGACTTGGGATGGCCATCCTGTTGAGTTTGATTTTAAACGACACTATTATGGTAATCGTAAATCAAAATTAGTTTATGTGAAAGATATTACACTATGATTATCAATATTGAACCTGGAACTTTTGGCACAGTTCGAAATGGAGATATGATTGCTGTTGCGAATGTCTTGGAACATATCAGAAAAACAAATAACAATCCTACAATACAGTTTCATTTGAAACCAGGAAATGTTAGCTCAGACACACATTGTCAAACATTTTATGAGATAATGTTGAAGATGACTAATTATTTTTCAACAGAACCGGGTGAACAATCATTGCCTTGGAGAAAAGTAAATGTTTGGGATTTCAGAGATATATGTGGTGATTTGATAAAAATACCAAATAATGCACCGATGGAAAAGAAGATTGCTGTATTTCCATTATTTGATGCACCATATAATCAATGGCGTAACTGGCCAAAGAATGTATATGAACAGATTATTGCCAAGTATTCTACTGAAGAATATAAAGATTATGAAAAAGTAATCTGTAAAAAAGGCGAATCAACCGAAGGTTGCCCATTTGAGGGTTGGCGGTATTCTACCAATTTTGTGCAGAATTATTACCACATTACCACAGCGGAAATCTTTGTTGGTGGTGATACTGGTTCTAGCCACTTTGCATGGGCGCTTGACAAAGGACCTAAAGACCTGATATACTATGGATCCAGTCGAGCATTAGTTCATACCCTACCATTCTATTTACTTCAAGGAAAAGGTCGTATGGCCAATTATTGGTTGGATTTTGAAGGTACAAAATGGAATAATTAAGCCACTATGTATCGAAGCCAATCTTTCTAAGAATTGAGCTCAAGAACCAAGAAGTTGTATAAATAAGCAACTGGCAATCAAAGTGTATTGCAAATCAGAAGGAAATTCAATGTTATCATTTAAGTCATTCTTAACGGAGGAATCTGAACAAGGTTCTGAACTTAAACATATTCATCATGCGGAAGATAGGCCTTTGATGCACGGCCACGCAGGTTTTGAACACGCCCATGCAGCTTTGATGAAAGCTCATGCACACATGACTGGTGGTCATAAGAATACCAATTTAACGATGAAATATGATGGTTCTCCATCAATCGTTTTTGGTCATCACCCCAAAAATGGTAAATTCTTTGTTGCAACCAAATCTGCTTTTAATAAGAATCCAAAGATTAACCATACAGAAAAAGATATTGACAAGAATCATGGTCATGCTCCTGGTTTAGCAAAAACACTCAAACACGCATTAAAACATTTACCAAAAGTAACACCAAAAGAAGGTGTATTCCAAGGTGACCTAATGCATCATGCTGATACAAAGCATTTACATGAAGGTTATATTGTAGAAGCGAAAGGTGATGTTTCTTTTACTCCAAATACAATCACTTATACTGCCAAAGGTAAAGAAGCAGAAAAAATAAAACGCTCTAAGGTTGGTGTGGTGGTTCACCACCAGTATAGTAATGATATGAAACACGCTTCACCTCATGTAGATACGTCAAAGTTTAAAGAACATCCAGATGTTCATATTCACGGTGCAGAACATGATACAAGTAAAGTAAAACATTCTGCTGAGAATGAGAAACACTTTCAAAAACACATGGCTGCAGCTAAAGAAATCCACGACACTCATGGTCACAAGATGTATGATGCGATTCATCCAAAACATGGCGGAGAAACTGGCCACCTGTCAACCTACATAAACAAGACAGTAAGACATGACGAAGTGCCAAGTGTTAAAGGCTTTAAAGAACATTTACACGACATTCATGCAAAACAGGCTGCCAAAGTAAAAACTGAGAAATCCAAGTCTGAAAAGACCAAAGAAGGTGCCTCACAGATTGCTCATGTTGAAAAACACAAAGCACATTATGGTAATTTGTTTGCTATGCATCACCATTTACATCAAGCTAAAAATGCTTTGGTTAAATCACTAGAAACACATGAAGGACATTACCAACATCACATTGAAGGTAAGAAGTCTAAACCTGAAGGTTTTGTAGTTCACCACGATAATCAACCAACCAAATTGGTTAATCGTGCTGAGTTTGCTAAACAAAATTTATTAAAAGTTAGAAAATGAAATCGTTTTTAGAACTAGTCGAAGAAACAAAACAAGGTGAAAAACACCATGTGATGACCTTTGGTCGCATGAATCCTCCAACCACAGGTCATTTGAAGTTAATTGACAAGGTTAAGGAAGTAGCAGCTAAACACAATGCCTCACATTCTGTTGTAACTTCACACTCCCAAGATTCTAAGAAGAATCCATTATCAGCTGAACAGAAAATTAAACACCTTAAAAGGTATTCTCCAGGTACACACTTTGAGGCATCTTCCAAAGAACATCCAACATTCCTACATCATGCAGCCGAATTACATAAGAAAGGTGTAACACATCTTCATATGGTTGCTGGTTCTGACCGTGTTGATGAGTATAAAAAGAAATTACACCAATACAATGGTACACACAAAGGTGCGTTGTACCATTTCAAAAAGATTACTGTCCATTCAGCAGGTCAAAGAGATCCTGATGCCGAAGGTTCAACTGGTATGTCTGGTACCAAAATGCGAGCTCATGCCGCTTCTGGTAATGCAAAAGAATTCAAAAAAGGTGTGCCAGAACACGTTTCAGATAAACACGCAAAAGAACTTATGCATGATACCCGTAAGGGTATGGGGTTACATGAAAACTTTAATCGTGGTCTATTCAAAGCCATCTTTGTAACCGGTGGACCTGGTTCTGGCAAAGATATCATTATCCGTGAATCAATACCAGAAGCTCGTGCCGTGGAACTTAACGCCAATCAAGCCTATGATTACCTTGCTGATAAACAAAAACTATCTGAAAAAACCAGTGATTTCCGCAGAGAAGCCATTCGGAATCGTGGTCCTTTAATTATCAACGGACCAGCAGATAGTATTGACAAAATCAACTATATCAAAGAGGAATTAGAAGATTTAGGTTATTCCAGTATGATGATATTTGTGAATACCACAAATGAAGTAAGTCAAGAAAGAAATACTAAACTGTCCCGTATGATGGTCGAATCCATTCGATACGACAAATGGACACAAGCTCAGAAAAATAAAAATCTCTTTGCCGAATCTTTTGACAATTTCGTGCAGATAGACAATACGGGCTCACTTGAATCCATTGAGGAAGATATAACTCAAACTTACCTAAATATTCATAACTTCATTGAAGGTAGGACCTATGGAGATGTGTCTTTGTCGTGGTTAGAAAAGCACGGTAAGTTAAATAAAAGTGATAATTTAATTAAGGAAGAAAAAAATGTTCAAAGCGCTAGTAAATTTACTAAAATTAAAACCAATCCAGAACTCAAAGCCCCTGGACTCGACAGCATCCCAGCCGACAACAGACCAAACGACTCCAACGGAGATGACATCAAGTGGAACTCCAACAGTAAGCGAAAAACCTTCATCTTCCGCACCTACAGCGAAGCCCAAGAACCAACGCTCACCGTCAACCCGCAGCCGAAAGAAACCAACTTCTCCAAAGACAAAGAGCAAGTAAAGAAGAAACGAATAGTAGATGCTCCAACCGTAAGTCAAAGACTACGGAACACCGCAGGTGTGGGGCCAGAATTTGATACACGCCAACAAGGAACAGTATATCCTATGTCAGGTCTAGGCGATGTAACATACAGAGAACAAAAAGAATTTAGTAGTTTTAGAAAAACAATTAAAGAATATAATGGTTTTCAAAATGACATTTCTATACCTGACATGGGTGTAGGTGGAACTTTGAATGGCGCTACTAATTTTGAACCAATGCAATCATATAAAGATGCAAATAGAAATATTGGCACCCAAATAAAAATTAAAAAGAAAAAGAAACAGGAGAAATAAAATGTTTGTCAATAAACTTAAAATGAATTCAGTTGCTGATGCTGTAAGTAAAATTACAGATGAAACTATTGCTGAAGCAGAAAAGGTAACCACTTCAACTGGCATGAAAGTTTATGGTTCTTCTTATGGTGATTCGGCCAAAGCACGCCGTGACCAAGTTAAGAGAGATATCGACACAATTAAAGGTCCTACAACTAAAGAGTTGACTGGTAAAGACAAAAAAGATTACGAGAAAACCAAAAGTAGATATGATGAAGCTGCCAAACCAGACTTCTTGGACATGGATAAAGATGGCGACAAGAAAGAGCCAATGAAGAAGGCAGTTGCTGATAAGAAAAAGAACGAATCGACTGAATTTAAAGCCAAACTAATTGAAGCTCTTAAAGGCAATCAACATAAGATTGACAAAAATAAAAATAATAAAATTGATTCTCAAGATTTTAAAATTCTTCGTGGCCAAAAAAATGTAGCAGAAGATTCATGTGAAGATGAAGCCAAACAAGAAGTAAAAAAGCATGAAAAAAGATTACATGGTAAAGATGGTGAAGTTTCCAAACACGTAGATAAAATGCACAAAGAAGAAGTTGAGTCAATTGAAGAAAAACACATGACTGACGCTGAAATGGCCAAGCGTGAAAAAATTGTTAAGTCAATGAAAAAAGGTTTTGCTGGATTTAGACAGCGTTATGGAAAAGATGCAAAATCTGTAATGTATGCCACAGCAACAAAACAGTCAATGAAAGAAGATGCTGTTGAAGAAGAAATTGATCCTAAAGTTCGCACCAAAGATACACTAAAAGGTCAAGAACGAACAGCACAATCTGATGATGTTGGTCCTAATTCAAATGGTAGATCCACAAAAGTAAAATTTCGTGGAGGTCCAATGAAAGAAGAAGTAAAAAAGTCTGACATTCCAGCTTTCTTGCGTAAGGCTCGTGGTGATAAACCATTGACAGTTGCTGATGCAAAAGCTGGAAATAAAGATTCAATTTCTTCAAAAGAAAATTTAGCCAAAGCTCGTGGCGTTCAAGAAGGTAAACAACCTGAATCTGATACAGTTCCTTTTGTAACAAATGCGGAACAACCTCCTTTTGATAAACCATACAAAAAAATTAGTGCTTCAGTAACAGATAAATCTGGTGCAAAACACACACCAATGTCCCGTGCTAAAGATTTGGCTCGTTCAGCTATGAAAAGAATTAAAACAGAGATGTTAGGTAAAGCTCCAGGAAATAACGGTTAAGGTAAAAACATGGATGCAAAAAAATTAAAAATGATTGTTAAGGGTGAAAAGAAACCCACCTTTGGTACAGACCCTAATGAACCATGGTCTGTTCGTGCAGGTATCACCGAAAGTCAAAAAGGTGAACTACACGATTATCTTAAATCTCGTGGTATTAATCCAGATTTCGTCAGCAAAGACACAAAAATATCTCATGCAAAATCTTCTGAGTTTCATAAATGGAGGCGTGACCACCAGTTTGATGATCCAATTAACTATGTTTCAACTACTGTTGCCGACAAAATGAAAACACAACGGGCACAAACAGAAGAAGTTGAGCCTATCGATGAAAAAAATGTACCAACAAGTCCAGAAAAATGGGCTCGTGCCAAGGCTGCGGCTAAATCCAAATTTGCAGTATATCCATCCGCATATGCAAATGGTTGGGCATCTAAGAAATATAAAGCAATGGGTGGTGGATGGAAATCGGTATCTGAAAAAACGGAACAATCTGATGAATTGACATCAGAGGCATGGGACAATAGTGCAACTAAAATTAAAAAAAGTTTGAGTGCCGGTACATATAATACCAAACCAACCGCATTAGAAAGATTTCGTGCAGCTGCAGCAGTCCGAGCAAAGAAACACGATGAGATTGAGAAGAACCAATCTAAAGATGGTTCTGATATGACATCTGCTATTGACCGTTTAGAGAAACATTTAAACAAAGAAGAAACTGTCAATGAAGTTTCTGATTCAGAAGTTCAACATCACTTTGATAATTGGACAAATTCCGACCACGCTCCTTATAATAGTGATGCTGGAGATGATAATAAAGTTCACCAGTCAGCTTTAAGATATTTGAGAGGTACCAATGTGCCAAAAGAAAAGCATGAAAAGTTGGCCATGCACATTGCTCACAAATATCATGGAAGTGGTATTGATGAAGCATCTGGTATTAGTAAAGCTAAAGAAACTTCATTTCATAAAAACTTAGATACTCTTGTTCATAAGACTTTTGGTAAAAGAAAAGATGAACTGAAAATGAAAGAGGAAGTTGTTACTGAAAAAAATGATTCTCATACACACGCTGCACATTACGAAGATCCAAAAACAGGTGAGTGGACAGGAATGAATTTGTTGATTGCAAAAGACGATGAGGATGCAATTCGTCAAGCAAATGAAAAATGTAAAGAAGGTTGCCGCCTAACAAAAGTGGAACGACACATTACTGTTAAAGAAGATGTTGAGATAGAAGAAGGTGAACATCGTCCTGGTCATCCAATGTATAAATCGGATCCTTCATTGTATAAAAAAACTCCAAAGGGTATAGCAAAAAGCCTTGCAACTCACGGAGCCAAATATTTCTCAAATACAGATAGTGGAAATTACAGAACTACGGATAAAGAAGCACCACGATATAGAAATGAAGAAGTGGAAGAAATTGATGAACTCAAAAAGACCACAGTATTTTCTTGGTTGAAAAAACAACCAGTTGTACCTGAGAAAAAACCAGGTATGAGTAGAAAAGACCATAACCAAAAAATTAAAACTCATAATAAGAGTTGGAATAGAGCTCTAGACCGTTTGTCTGGTTACAAACCAACATCAGAAGATGTGTTCCAAGACACACAAGCTGCAACACAAACTGCTTTTGATATGGGAACTCAAGCTGACGATAGAGAACCAGTTTATTCCAAGAAAAAAGAAATGTCCAAATCAGCTCGTATAATTAAGTCATTATACAAGAAACACAAGATGGTCAAAGAAGATTTGTATGACCACGAAAAAGAAGATAAATCAGTAGCAAGTTATGGTAAAAAACCAAAGATGGACAAACAAGAGGTTTATGGTGATGATGATAATCAAGCCGCTATGGTTTTAAAGGGTGGAACAACATTAACAGGTCAACCAAGAGATACTTTAGAAATCGATCCTATAATGAGAAAATCAGTAAGACCTGATAATAAAATCAGCAATCAGAAAACAGATAAATAGTAACACAACCCAAGGTTAAAAGGAGAAAAAAATGCCATTATGGGGAAATAACGATAGAGCAAACAGCGAACCACTCTTTCCAGAAAATAGAGAAGTTATTCCTGTAGCTACATTAGTAACTGCCAATGCGACAGCATTAGGCACCAATGAAATTATATTTACAACCAATCCAACCACATCCGGTATTGCAAACGGAATGTATGTTTATGCAACCGCAAATAACGGATTATCTCGTTTCTTTGATACATCTATCATTGACCAACAAGATATTTCCTTTAAACGTGGTAACAATAGCGTTGCAGTAATCAGAACTGGTGCGGCCAACATTCGTGTTCAGTTTGCAAACAACACAGTAGCTCCAATCGCCGCTGGTGAAACAATCTACTTTGCTACCGCAATTAATCACGGCACAAATGCAGCTTCACGTTTTGCTAACGACACAATCTTGGTAACATCCACTCGTTTAGCAAATACTTTGATTGCTGGTGCAAACAACGGTGTTCATACTGGTTGGAATCGTTTTACATACAAAGTAAACAACGATGGTACTAAGCGTCAATTAAGAGAAACTTTAGTTGTTATTGCAGCTCCAACTGCATTGAACGTAAGTTCTGGTAACACAAGCACAAACTCTGTGTTCCAAGGTGTTTAATGTTGGGATTTAAACAATTTGTTGTAGAAGGAAATGATTTAATAATTCCTACTGCACAGATTATGAAAAGTGGTTCGAACTTGGCGGACAAGATAACCCGCCAAGAATTGAACCGCAACCTAGCGTTAGCTGTAAGTGGAAATCATATGAATCCATATTCTGCTTGGGTTCGTGCAAGTAAAGTATTAGTTTTATATGGCATTACTCTCCCAAAAGTAGTATTTCATGATTTAGATGCTGGTGAAGAAATTATTCATATCGACCAATTCGGTGCTCGCTCGGGTGCCGAATTGAATGGTACAGTAGAGAAGTTGAATAATTTAGATGAAGTTAAACATTATTTTTATTTTTCATATGAAACAGATGATAATGGTTATTACGATGTTGAAGCGATGATTTCTGATGAAAATGAATTAGATGATTATCTTTCTTCAGAGGAACCAGACATAGAAGAAGAATGACAGAATGATTGATAATTTAAATGATGATAATTTTTTGATATATGCAATGAAATGTTATAATTCACCACATTGTATCATGTCTGAATTTGAAAGTGATATTAAACGAACCAAATATTTGAAGCGTTTATTTCGTAGATATAAAATTACCAAATCTCTCAAAGAGAGGTTGATATTAAATCATATCATTTTATTGAATAATGTTTTTGGTCCAGAACACACGGCAAGAATATTATTTTATAAAATAGACGAGAGAGATTATGATATACTCAAAACTTTCTTGTCATATTTAAATATTGTACCAGAAATGGTTTATGGAATTAGAGATAAAAACATTTCGATTGTAGAAATACCAATAGACGTTAATGTCGCAGAGATATTGAGGCAAATATGAAAACATTTAAACAGTTTGTAACCGAAGAATACTTAGACGAAAAATCTCCAGCATGGCAACGAGCCGCCGGTAAAGATCCAGAAGGTGGTTTAAATCGTAAAGGTATTGCCTCTTATCGTAGAGAAAATCCAGGTTCTAAATTATCGATGGCTGTTACAACAAAACCATCTAAACTAAAACCAGGTTCTAAATCAGCCAATCGTAGAAAATCATTTTGTGCTAGAATGGGTGGCATGAAGAAACGATTAACATCCGCTAAGACAGCAAATGATCCGGATAGCCGCATCAACAAAGCTTTAAGAAAGTGGAATTGCTGATGAAATCATTTAAACAATATCTTGGTGAAGATTTACGCCAATGGTTTAAACAGAAGTGGGTTCGTATGGACACCAAAGGTAATATTAAAGGTGACTGTGCAAGAGAACCGGGTGAAGGCAAACCAAAGTGTTTACCTCAAGCAAAAGCTCATGCAATTGGTAAAGAAGCTCGTGCTAGTGCTGCTCAAAGAAAGCGTAGAGAAGATCCAAATCCAGAACGCCGTGGTGCACCAATCAATGTAAAGACCGAAGAAACTTTCCTTGAGAAGTGGTCACAAAAATACAAAAAAAGTATTAACTGTAATAATCCTAAAGGATTTTCTCAAAAGGCACATTGTCAAGGTCGAGAAAAAAATGAAGAAGTTGATGAAGCCTGTTGGGATGGATACACAGCAAAAGGTATGAAGAAAAAAGGCAACCGTATGGTACCTAATTGTGTCAAAGAAGATGGTGCGATGGGTGGTTCTGCTGGTCCAACGAATGTGGTTAGTAGCGGTGCAATTGCTGGTACAGGACGACCCAATGGTGGAGAACCAGGTGTTTATTTACCCCGTAGAAAGAAAAGTCCTGTTATGATGTCTATCAGGAGAAAATCTCCAAAGGCTTAATATGTGGTTTTTATCATTCATACCTGATTTGATTTTACAATGGGCAATACATGGTCTAGTCATTCTTGGACTTGTATTAACATTTATAGGATCACTTGTTAGATTTATACCTGTTATTCAACCATATGCTTTGATTGGTAGACAGTTAGGTATAGTGTTGTTGATAGTTGGTGTATTCTTTGAAGGAGGATATGCAACTGAAATGTCGTATCGTGCTAGAATAGCCGAAATGCAAGCAAAAATTAAAGAAGCAGAAATTAAGTCTGCTAAAGTTAATCAAAAATTAACAAATGAATTAGATAAAAAAAGAAGTGAAATTAAAGATAGGGTGAAAAACAATGCAAAAGATATTCAAGCGCAACGGCAAAATATTGATGCTGAGTGCCGTCTGTCTGATACTGCTTGGATGCTCTACAACCGTTCCATTGACTCAAAAGTTTCCACAGGCACCACAAGTCTTGATGGAACCACCACCAAGTCTAAAACAACTCCCCGATAATAAAAAAACACTAACAGATTTGTTAGACAATGCCAATGAAAATTATGGCATTTATTTTGACGTTCTGGAAAGATATAAATCTTGGCAAGAGTGGTATATTCAACAAAAACAAATTTACGAAAGTGTGAAATGAAAAAACTATTAATTGCATTAATGTTGATTACTTCAACAACAGTATTTGCACAGAAACAAAAAGAAGGCGTAACCTATAATGCAACCATCACCAGAGTTATTGATGGCGATACTGTTGCATTTCAAGCATTATGGTTACCAGATCCATTGAAGAAAGAATTGTCAATTCGTGTATTTGGTGTAGATACACCAGAAAAAGGATTCAGAGCACAATGTCCATCAGAAGATGCTCGTGGGCAAGCAGCAACGGCATTTACCAAGAGTTTGATTAATGGTGCCACTACACGACAGGTTGTATTGATGGATTGGGACAAATATGGTGGTCGAGTATTGGGTGATGTATTGTTAGATGGTAAATCATTACGCAGTATGTTGATACAACAAGGTTATGCAAGAGAATATTATGGTGAAGCTAAAACAAGCTGGTGTAACTAATATGAAAAAACAACTTTTAATTTGTATTTGTGCTTTACAACTTTCTGGATGTGCATTGTTTGATGCTTACTTTATGGCCAAATATGATACAACAGAATATTCATTGGTAAATCAAATTAAAACTAAAGCACAAGTGGCTGAAGAAAATTGTGCTAATCATATTTTAGTTATTACACAGGTAAATGACCTGTATAATAGTGCTTTAGAGTTCAAAAATTTCACAGTATATATTCCTCGAAATGAAGATGCTGCGAAATTATCTGCCAAATTATTTACTTTAACCAAAGATGCAAGAGATTACTTCAATAAAGCTGATAAAATATCACCTATTTTTTGTAAAGTAAAACTACAACAAATTGAAAAATCTGCTGAAACCATTCAACAAGCACTAGGGAGTAAACCAAGATGAACCCACAAGAACTACAAAACTTATGTGACCAGTATAAAGCCATGGTGGACGCTGGAAGTATCACTAAGGAAGAGTATCTCCAACTACTTTTAGGTATAAATATCATGGAGGGAATTAACGAGGATGCAGAAGGCCTCCAGTTAAAAGAAACCTTGAATACTATTTTAAACGCTGCCGTAGCGGCCGCATCATTAATGGCTTAAAATGGAACTGACAAAAGAACAACTAAAACAATTATTACCAAAGAATCCATACATTGACAACTGGTATGGTGCTCTTTCACAATTGTTGCCAGATTACGAAATCAATACACCACAACGTATTGCGGCCTTTATTGCCCAATGCGCTCACGAATCTGGTGAGTTCACCACACTCAAGGAAAATCTAAACTACAGAGCAGTTACACTCCGTAAGATATTTCCAAAGTATTTCCCTACTGATGAGATTGCCAATCATTACGCCAGCCTTCCAAACAAACAGGAAGCGATTGCCAATAAGGTCTACGCTAATCGTATGGGTAATGGAGATGAAGCGTCTGGTGATGGTTTCCGTTACTGTGGTCGTGGTTTAATCCAATTGACTGGTAAGAGTAATTACCAATCGTTTGCAGATAGTCTGGAAATGAATGTTGAAGATGTGCCAGAATATTTACAAACATTTGAAGGTGCTGCACAATCAGCTTGCTGGTTTTGGGAATCAAACAACCTAAACCAATGGGCGGATAAAGAAGATATCTTAACATTAACTAAACGTATCAATGGTGGTACGATTGGACTTGATGATAGAATTGCACATTATGAGCACGCTAAACATATTTTAGGAACATAATATGGAATTGGAACAAATCAAAGAAAAGATGAGTGCTGGCGAAGCCAAAGGTGCGCTGATTGAAAAGGTAACATTTGCAGTATTGCCCATCATGTTTGCCTGTGTGGTATACTTGATGAACGCTTTGTCTAGTGTCAATCATCAGTTGACCATTCTCGAAAGCAAGATGCAGTTGGTGGTGACATCAGACAACAAACAAGCACCAAACATGGGTGCTGAACTGGCTCGTGAAAAACTACGCCAAGACTTTATGCAACAGAATACAGAAGCACTAGCAAGAAGCGGTGCCAACAAAGCAGTGCTTGACACATTGGTATGGCGTGTTCAAGAGTTGGAAAAGCACAAAGAAAAACAAACTGCCAATGTTGGGAAGAAATAATCATGGCCGATATTAAAAAAGACGAAGATTGGATGCAAAAAAGATGGCGTCCTGCCATGGGTTGGATGTATATGATTGTTTGTATGATGGACATGGTTATATTTCCTATTTTGTGGAGCATACTACAAGCATTAAATCACGGCCAAGTCAACAATCAATGGCAACCATTAACACTACAAGGTGCAGGATTATTTCATCTTGCTATGGGTGCAGTTCTTGGTATTGCTGCTTTTGGTAGAACACAAGAGAAGGTGGCTGGTACTGCTGCAAACAATATGCAGACACCCGCACCCGTATCAAGTTTTGTTGCACCAACACCTACGCCAATGCCAACAACCATGAGTGGAAAGTTTGCTCCACCACCGGCATCACAACCTGAACTATAAGGAATCAAAATGAAAAAATTATGTTTATCTCTATTGATGTTTTTTAGTGGTTTAACTTTTGCACAAACCACTCCTACGATTGCCTTGTGTGATGGTGATTATGCTCTTTGTGCAGCTTCTACTTGTAGACTTACAGGTAATAAAATTCAAACTAATGATGGAAAATCTTGGCCAGAAGTTATTTGTACCTGTCCTATTCTAAAAGGTAAAGCAATTGCAGATTTGACTGGTGGTAATATGAAAGGTTCTTGTGCTGCTCCAACAGGTCAAGTATGGAGTTTATTTGCACCAAAAGTATATTATCCACAAGAAGCTAGTAACTTTGTAACTACTCCAAAATCTGCAACTAGAGCATCAGTTCAAGCTTGCTCTGGACAATTTGCACAGGGGTCAACAAATTGCTGGAGTATGATTTGCACAATTGGAAAAACAATTAATGGTTCACCTACTGCTGAGTGTAAGTGTCCTATTGGTCAAATTCAACACGGCACCGAGTTCTTAACAGAAGCTGGTCAAAGCAATCAATCTGCTTGCACCGAACATCCTGTTGCAGCACCTGACTTTTTATCATCATCATTATTGGAAAAACTTGATAAACCTGAAAATGATGAAAGTTTAATAAGAGAAATTGTAAAGAAAAGAAATAAAAAATGAAATCATTAATCTTAGCCCTAACATTAGTATTTGCATTACCAACCTTTGCATCCGAAACAAAAAAAGTTTGTGTTAAAGATTCTAAAGGTAAAGAAACTTGCAAAACAATTAAGGTGCATAAAAAATTAGAAGGTACGAAAGTACCAGAAAAAAAGTAAATGGCAGACAAATCACAAGAATGTGTTGATGTTTTAATAGACGTTGGCATATTAAAGACCCAAGTGTTGACATTATCAGCACTTTGTAATAAAATGGACCAAGTCATCGAAAAACTTGTGGACCAACACGACCGACATTTATCAAAGGTGTATGAATCAATGGACAGTCAAAGAAAAGAAAAAGATGATGATATTGCCGAAATACATCAAAGGGTGGATATGGTATTGGATAAAGTGCAACAATCCGAAAATCGTATTATGGCAGAAATTAAAGATTTGAAAGAAACCATGGCTAACCATGTGGATTCATCCAAATCACAATATGAGAAATTAAATCAATGGAAGTGGTCAATTGCCGGTGGTATTATTGTCATAACATGGTTGATTTCTCACTCAAGTTTTGATACAATACTGAAAGCATTGCGTTAAATAATTTTTTTATAATTGGTATATAATGAGTATTTTTATTGATAGGCAGTTTTTGCTTAGGATTTCTCCTAAGCTTCAACGATTTACACAGAAAAAGGATGACCTGTATAATTTCAGGTGTCCTCTCTGTGGAGATTCACAAAAAAATAAAACAAAATGTCGTGGATATGTTTATCGCAAAAAGAATGACTATTTCTATATGTGTCATAATTGTGGTGCTGGAACAAATTTCTATAATTTCCTAGAAAAAGTTGATCCAACTTTAATTAAAGAATATTCTTTAGAAAGATATAAGAATGGAGATAACAACAGAAGCAACCACATCGAACCAGATTTTCAGGAGTGTAAGCAAGAAGCGCCCAAGTTTAAGAAAGCCTTGGAACTTCCATCACTTGACTCTTTACCAGAGGCGCATTTTGCTAAGAAGTATGTTCAACAAAGAAGGATTCCAGAGACCTTTTACTCGCAACTATACTTTGCGGAAGACTTTGCATCCTTCATACAAAATCTTGGGATTGAGAAAGATGGACTTCATAAGGAAGACAAGCGCCTCGTTATTCCCTTTTATGATAAAGAAAAAAACCTTGTTGCCATACAGGGGCGAGCGCTAGGAGAATCAAAGTTAAGATATATTACTATCAAACTGCATGATGATAACCAGAAAGTCTTTGGTGCTGATAGGATAGACGAGGACAAGACGATATATGTGGTGGAAGGTCCTATTGACAGTATGTTCCTAGACAATGCTGTGGCTACTGCGGACAGTAACTTGGAATCCATCACCTCTATATACGATAAGAGTAAAGTTGTTTTGGTGTTTGATAATGAACCAAGAAATAAAGAAATAGTTAAAAAAATTGATGATGCTATAGAAAATCATTTTCATGTTGTAATTTGGCCTGAAATGATTGATTCCAAAGACATTAATGATATGGTGCTTGATGGGTTTTCACCTGACGAAATCCAAGACATTATAAGTAAATATACGTTTGTAAATTTAAGAGCCAAAGCCGAATTGGTGAATTGGAAAAAGATTTAAGTTTGTGTAGTAAAATAATAATAACGATAACACTTTAAGGCAAAAGCATGACTGACTATTTGGGCATTAAAATAGATTTGGAACGAGATAAATTATTTGATGAACTTGGAATTAAACGATTACAAGAATCATACATGAAAGAAGATGAAACTTCACCACAACATAGATTTGCATTTGTATCAAAATCATTTGGAACTAACGATGAACACGCACAAAGACTATATGAATACAGCAGTAAGCATTGGCTCTCTTATTCTACTCCCATTCTCAGTTTTGGTCGTAGTAAGCGTGGGATGCCTATATCATGTTTCCTTAATTATATTGAAGATACTGCGGAGGGATTAGTTGATAATCTATCAGAAACTAATTGGCTTTCTATGCTCGGGGGTGGTGTTGGCATTGGCTTTGGTATTCGTTCAGCAGACGATAAATCTACTGGTGTCATGCCTCACCTCAAAATCTATGACGCCAGTTCTTTGGCATACAGGCAAGGTCGCACTCGCCGGGGCAGTTATGCTGCTTACCTCGACATTTCTCATCCGGACATTATCGGGTTTTTAGAAATGCGTAAACCGACTGGTGATCCAAACCAGCGGTGTTTAAATTTACATCACGGCATCAATATTACAGATGAGTTTATGCACATCATTGAACAGTCTATGTTGGATCCTGAATTCGATGATTCATGGAATCTAGTTGATCCAGCATCAAAAGAAATCCGTGAAACTGTATCAGCAAAGATGTTATGGCAAATGATCCTTGAGTTGCGTATGCACACAGGTGAACCATATATTCATTATATTGATACAAGCAACAATCATTTACCGCAATGGTTGAAAGATAAAGGTTTGAAAGTTCATCAATCAAATCTTTGTTCTGAAATCATTTTACCAACAAACGAAGAACGAACAGCCGTATGTTGTTTATCTTCATTGAATCTGGAGACTTATGATGAATGGAAAGATAACAAACTATTTCTCAAAGATGTTGCTGAGATGCTTGATAACGTGCTTAACTTCTTCATCGATAATGCTCCTGACGCTATTGCTCGTGCTAGATACTCCGCTCAGCGAGAGCGCTCTATTGGTATTGGTGCTCTCGGGTTTCATGCTTATCTACAACGTAACGGAATTGCTTTTGAAGGTGTTATGGCCAAAGTTGCCAACAACCGCATTTTCAAATCTATTCGAGAAGGACTAAATGAAGCTAATAAACAACTTGGATTGGAAAGAGGTGAGGCTCCTGATGCGGTGGGAACTGGCAATCGTTTCAGTCATCTTATGGCTATTGCACCAAACGCATCTTCTTCAATTATTATGGGTAACACTAGCCCTAGTATTGAGCCTTACCGTGCTAATGCTTATCGACAAGATACTCTTTCGGGATCCTTCTTAAATAAGAATAAATGGTTAGATGCGGTTATTCAAAATCATTTAACCAATGAAAAACATGAAATTAATACTGATGAGTATAATGACATCTGGTCATCAATCATTGCTAATGATGGTTCAGTTCAACATCTTGATATTTTAGACCAACATGAAAAAGATGTATTCAAGACATCGATGGAAATCGACCAACGATGGGTAATTGAACTGGCTGGTGATAGACAACAATATATTGACCAAGCACAGTCATTGAATTTATTCTTTAGACCAGATGCACACATCAAATATATCCACGCCATTCACTTTATGGCATGGAAAAAAGGACTGAAAACACTTTACTACTGCCGTTCTGAAAAGATTGGTAAGGCTGATAAAGTATCTAAGAAGATTGAAAGAAATGTTATCAAAGAGTTAGATATGACACAAATTGCTCAAGGCAACGATTGTATTGCTTGCGAGGGATAAATGGCATACTCAGATAAAGTATTAGACCATTACGAAAATCCACGCAACGTTGGTAAAATGGATTCAACTGATGAAAACGTTGGCACAGGTATGGTGGGAGCACCTGCCTGTGGTGATGTAATGAAACTTCAAATCAAAGTGCAAGATGGAATAATTACTGATGCAAAATTTAAAACTTACGGGTGCGGCTCGGCTATTGCAAGTAGTTCGCTCGTCACGGAGTGGGTCAAGGGTAAAACGTTGGACCAAGCTAGACAAATTAAGAATGCTGAAATTGCAGAGGAACTCGCACTCCCGCCGGTTAAGATTCATTGTAGTATCCTTGCGGAAGACGCTATTAAAGCAGCAATAAAAGATTACGAACTTAAATGTTCATGTAAGGTATAAAATGGTTACTGTAACAGATAACGCTTTCAATAAAATTAGAGATTTAATTGTTGAAGAAAAAGATAACGATAATTTGGCATTAAGAATGTCAGTTAAAGGTGGAGGATGTTCAGGTTTTCAATATGAATTCACCTTTGATGACAAACAAGAAGAAGATGATTTTGTGATTGAAAAAGATTCCATTAAAGTGTTTGTTGATTCAATGTCAGCACAATACTTAATGGGAGCAACTTTAGATTATAAAGATGAAAAATTTAATTCACAATTTATTATAACTAATCCAGAGGTTAAATCGACCTGTGGTTGTGGTTCATCAGTAGCATTTTGAAACCTACACTTGCTTTATTTGTATGTGATCCTAAATGTTCCATACAATCAAGTAATGGTGTAATCAAAGCATTATCTTCACACTATAATTTTAAATTATTTTCAAAGAATGAAGTTGAAGATGGATTTCTTGATGGCGTAGATATGGTTGTTTTTCCTGGTGGATTTGGAAGTTCAGATTCATATGATACTATACTTAAAAATAATACAAAATTAATAACTGATTTTGTAAAAAACAGAGGCAGGTATCTTGGTATTTGTATGGGAGCATATTGGGCTGGTAAACATTACTTCAACATACTTGACAATGTGGATGCAGTTCAGTATATTAAACAACCTAATACTGATACAAAAAGGCCTCACGCCAAAGCAATCAACGTTACATGGAATGGCCAAAAAGAAAAGATGTTTTTTTATGATGGTTGTGCTTTAACAGGTGAAGAATTTAAAACAATTGCAACATACGCTAACGGAGATCCAATGGCGATAATACAAAAAAGAATTGGATTGATAGGTTGTCATCCTGAGAGTGAGAAGTTTTGGTATGATAGTTATTCTTGGATGAAACCACATTGGCATAATAATAGCCATCATAAATTATTATTAGAGTTTGTCGATGAATTAATGCAGCAATAAAGGAAAAAATGATTAAAAAAACAGAATCAAGAATGACCGATGAACGGACATATTTTAAACCTTTTAATTATCCTTGGGCTTATGATGCATGGCTCAAGCATGAGCAATCTCACTGGTTACATACTGAAGTACCAATGCTCGAGGATGTTAAGGATTGGAAAAAGAAACTTACTAAGGAAGAGAAACAATTTCTCACACACATCTTTAGATTCTTCACCCAAGGAGATATTGACGTTGCTGGCGGTTATGTTAACAATTATCTTCCTTATTTCCCCCAACCCGAAATACGAATGATGTTGTTGGGCTTTGCTGCTCGTGAAGCCTTACATATTGCTGCTTACTCACATTTGATTGAAACTCTTGGATTACCGGATACAACATACAATGAATTTATGGAGTATGCTGAAATGAAAGAGAAGCACGACTATGTGTTGAATATCTCCAGTCAAAATACTACCAAAGAAAATACAGCAACACATATTGCCGTGTTCTCTGCCTTTACTGAAGGTATGCAGTTGTTCTCATCATTCATTATGTTGTTGAATTTCCCACGCCATGGCAAGATGAAAGGTATGGGTCAGATTGTTACTTGGTCTATTGTTGATGAAACGCAACATACGGAGAATATGGTTAAATTATTCCGCACATACATAGAAGAAAATCGTGAGATTTGGAACGATGAGCTCAAAGGTAGATTATACACCATTGCTGAACGCATGGTAGAATTAGAAGATAAGTTTATTGACCTGGCATTTCAGATGGGCGCCATGGAAGATTTATCTGCTGAAGATGTTAAGAAGTATATTCGTTATATTGCCGACCGCAGATTGATTTCTTTAGGACTCAAAGGTCAGTTTAAAGTGAAACGTAATCCTTTACCATGGGTAGAGGAAATGATTAACGCACCAACTCACACAAACTTCTTTGAAAATAGAGCAACCGATTACGCTAAAGGTGCCTTGTCTGGAGATTGGGGTGATGTGTGGGCCAAATAAGGAAGTATAATGACACACAAACAATTATCAGGAGAATGTTTAAGTTGTGAATCAACTTATACTGTATCATTTATGGAAGAAATGGTCTCACAAGATTTACCTGAAATGTGTCCGTTTTGTGGTGAACAAATCGAAGAATTATCCGAGGACTATATAGAGGATGATGAAGATTTGGATACTGGAGAATGGGACTAAACTGGCAATATGATGGTAAAGATTTTACTGAAGATTTGATTGGTAATAATTACGGGTTCGTGTATCAGATAATTAATCTGACGAATGGTAGAAAATACATAGGCAAGAAATTCTTTTATTCTGCCAAAACCAAACAAGTCAAAGGTAAGAAAAAACGATATAAAGCACCAAGTGATTGGCAAACTTACTATGGAAGTAGTGCCGAATTGGTTCAAGATGTGTTATCATTAGGGAATGAAAACTTCACTAGAGAAATACTACATCTTTGCCAATCCAAAGGCGAATGTGGTTATCTTGAAGCTAAAGAACAATTTATCCGTGGTGTCATGGAATCAGATGACTACTACAACTCATGGATAATGGTACGAGTTAGAAAATCACATATCAAGGACTATAATGCTAGACTTCTTAAAATATCTGAAGGAAGAACCGTTTGACTTTTTAACCTTTTTAGAAGGTGACGAAAAAGACCAGATTACAATCATAGGACAAGAGTATGCTAATAAAGGTCTTCCAGTTGGCGGAAGCACTCTAGGTGAATCTTATCACATTGTCTTGTTCAGAGATAGTAAAGAAAAAAAAGATGAGTATGGCGACTTGGATTCGTTTGAGGCAATACTATCAGATCCATTAGAATACATTTCTGGATTAATACCATCCGGATTTTATGGTATAATTGCTAAAAGAACGACCACATCAGAAAAAATAATTAATAAACTACTTGACAATATGAAAGAATCCATGTAAAATGGAGTTTTGAAACTATTGAAAGTTTGGTATGATTCTCGTTGACTTAAATCAAGTATTACTATCTGGTCTTATGGCACAGATATCAAATCAGAAAGGTGTAAAGCTGGATGAAAATCTAGTAAGACACATGATTCTGAATATTCTGCGTATGCACATTCGAAATTTCCGTAAAGAATATGGTGATGTTGTATTGTGTTGCGATAATCGTAAGTATTGGCGTAAAGAGTATTTTCCATTCTACAAAGCTGGCCGTAAGAAAACTCGTGAAAAATCAGATTTAGATTGGCACATGATTTTCGATATGTTGGCCAAGTTCAAGGTAGAACTCAAAGAAAACTTCCCATATAAAGTAATTGATGTAGAAGGTGCTGAAGCGGATGATATCATTGGTACATTAACGCCAATTTATTCGGCACACGAAAAGATTTTGATTCTTTCTAGTGATGGTGATTTTTTACAATTACAAAACTATAAAGATGTAAAACAATACAATCCTGCACAAAAGAAATATGTAATCTCCAAGAACCCAATCATGGATTTAAAAGAGAAGATTATTCGTGGTGATAAAGGTGATGGCATTCCTAATATCTTATCACCTGGAGATTGTTTTGTGCGTGACCTAAGACAGAAACCAATTACCAAAGGTACACTTGACAAACTTATGCAGGAGAGTTACCTTGAACAGGATGAAACGACCAAGGCCAATTATATGCGTAATGCTACATTAATTGACTTAACTTTTATTCCAATTGAGATTAAAGAAAAAATTATAAATACATATGAAGAAACAAAACCGGCATCTCGCCAAAAGTTACTGAACTATTTTATAGAACATAAACTGAAAAACTTAATGGATGTAATAGAGGAATTTTAATGAAAAATATTTATGAAGTATTTGATGAATTTGAAGAAGCCAATGGTAAAAAAGCCAAGATGGAAGTAATAGAGAAGAACCTATCAAAGACTTTGGTGGATGTCTTACAATTCACATTTCATCCAGATTGTAATTGGAAAATCAAGGATATGCCAGAGAACTACAAAATTCCTGATACAAAACCAGGAATCTCACCATGTCAACTTTCTACCGAAATTAGAAAGTTGTATCTATTTCAGGAAGGACATCCTGAAGCTGAAAAATTATCCCCAAGAAGGCAAAATGAACTATTGATTCTTTTATTGGAATCTTTAGAACCTCGTGAAGCTGAAGTTATTATTGGTATCTTTAGAAAAGACCAAGGCGTGAGAGGTTTAGATTATAAATTCGTAAAGGAAGCATTTCCCACTCTCATACCTTAATGCAAAAAAGAGATAGAATAATTATCGTCTGTGGTGAATTCGACCCGTTAACATCGGAAGACCTCCAATTTCTAAAAAAAAGTAAACGAAAGGGAGATTGGTTGGTTGTCGGAGTTCATTCAGATTGGTGGATGATGTATGCTCGTGGAGGGTTTGTTCACAACTACGACACTCGCCGAGATATTGTAAGTAATCTTAGATGTGTTGATGAACTGTTCACTTTCAATGATTCTGATGGCACAGTCTGTCAGCTTCTCAAAATTGTAAAAATTTGTTATCCAAATACCGATATCACTTATGTGTCGGATATGGATATGCATAATATGCCGGAAACAAAAATCAGAGGCATAACATTTGAAACCATGAAATAGGAGATAGTAGTGACCAAGTTTGTTGGTAAGTTTAGAAAAAACAAAGAGTATAATGATGATTACATTTATACTCACAGTAAACATCGTAATGAACACGCTGAGATTAAAAAATTATTAACTCAGCATGAAGAAGAATCGTTATTGGAAGATACTGAAACATCAGAATCCGACAGTCGGTGGGAAAATAGTTAATTTCACCTAATGAGAAATAATAAGAATACCACTAAATTCTGATTTTTTTATTATAAGTATTGGTGTCCGCTTTTGAAATAAGGCTTTGGTACTACTGTTGTACCAAAACAACAAAAGACTTGACATTTCACATAAACTATCGTATAATGGTTTCTCCAAGTCGGAGATTACATTATGATGATATACGGTTACATTCCAAAATCAAAAAAACGCAAAGTTCCAAAAACCGTGAAGTTACGTCACGAAGAATGGTTAAAATCAATTTCCGAAATACCACGGATTTGCAATAAATCGATTTCCAAAACGGTAATTAAAACATTACCACTTCCAAAAATTCCTGCTGGTCGGGAAACTCCCCAATGTCTTTCCATTGATACAGGTTTTATACCTTGTACCAAGAAAACCCAACATTCATATACAGGCGAAAAGATGAGAGGTGTGGCAACAATGCACAAGTCTAATGCTGTTCCTGTATTTACCGATAGTGAAGCAAAAGAAATTTCAAGTATGAGGAGATAAGATGGAAGCACCAAAAGGTTGGACAGTAGAAGATTGGCAAGATTATGAGGACTATTTCAATTCTTTGACTTGCCAAGAACAAGAAATTGAGTTAAAATCGATGAAAGCATTCGGTGAAGCAAAAGTGAGTGGTAAAAATGTAGTTGTTATAGACCAATATTATGAAATGTGAGAAATTATGTTAATGCAATGGGAAGAAACACAGATACATAGAGGTATCGATGAGATTATGTTTAATATGCGACATATTCCAGCAGATGATGTAGCGTATTTTTTAGTAAAATTCAATCCAAAGCTTGCGGAAGAATTGGTAACATCGCTGGAACAACAAATTTTCGATAAAAATGAAGGAAGTAAGCATGAATGAGCAAAATCAACCATTAATTTTTGATGCCCGAGCAGATGATGATGAAATTCCTGCTTGGAAACGCTTGGATATTGTAACCCGTAAGTGGGCAACACTAACAGGAATGGAAAAAGACCTTTCCGACTACCAAAAACGCAAGGAATTGTATCAATAATCGCTGGTGTTGCTAGGAAACAACACTTCCGAACAAATTTCTTGACGGATTCTAGGATTCCTGTATAATGGTACTATATTAATACGGAGAAGCTATGGAATTATTAGAATCTAAATCACTACTAGCCAAATTGATGGCAACCGAAAACCTTGTTGTAGAACAACGCAAAGTTCATACCGCTATGTTTGATGTCAAAAATCGTATTTTGACAATTCCCGTTTTAGATGAAAAAATCAATGGCCACACTTATGACCTTTTCGTTGGTCATGAAGTCGGTCATGCTCTCTATACTCCTATGGAAGGAATGCTCAAAGCACGAGCTGAAAAAGTAAACGCTTCCATTCTCAATGTTGTAGAAGATTCTCGCATTGAACGCAAAATCAAATCCAAATATCCTGGCCTCCGTAATTCTTTTGTCAAAGCATACAGAGAATTATCAGACAAAGATTTCTTTGGCACAAAAGGAATCGACCTCAATGAGATGAATTTTATCGACCGTGTAAACTTACATTGTAAGGGCGGTGCAATTCTTGGTATTAAATTTGATGCCGAAGAAAAGGCATTACTTAACGAAGTAGAAACTACACAGACTTATGAAGAGGTAATTGAAGTTACCAAACGTATTACTGAATTCATGAAACAAAAAGAAGAAGAACGCAAAGCAAATCAACCAGAAGAAGAATTTGATGAAGTTGATGAAGATGAAGAATTTGATGGTTTTGGTAATTCAGATGACTTTGAGGACTTTGATGAAGAAAGCGAAGAACAAGATGATAAAGATGGACAATCTAGTCAGAGTGATTCAATCGAAGGCGAAGAAAAAAATGAAGATGATGAACTAATCAATGGTGATGACCGATTCAATTATGATGAAGTCGAAGATGATAAGGTTCGTTCTTTCACGGATGATGCCTTCAAACAAAATGAGAAAAAACTCTTTGCTGAAAATGCGAAGAATTACCTCTATGCCAACATTCCAGAATTCGACACTAAAAAAGGTATTTTCACTTATAAAGCTCTGTATAAAAAATATAGAGAACATATCAATGAATGGCCTTCAGAAGTTACCCGTTCTAGTAATGAAAAATATCAAAAACTCCGTAAAGAAACAAATAAAGTGGTTTCTTACCTTGTCAAAGAATTTGAATTGCGTAAAAATGCCGACCAGTTAAAACGGGCTTCTACTGCCAAAACTGGCGACCTTGATATGAAGAAGATTTTCTCTTATCAATTTAGTGAAGATATTTTCAAAAAGATTTCGGTTGTGCCGAATGGTAAATCACATGGTCTTGTAATGTTCCTTGACTGGTCTGGTTCTATGTCTGACCATATTGAGAATACTGTAAAACAATTACTCTCATTGGTAATGTTTTGCAAGAAAGTAAATATTCCTTATGAAGTATATGCTTTTGCAACACCAGAATCTCACGCATCACACGATTATACAATTACTCCTAAACATGGTGATTTACAAGCAAGAAATTTTTATCTGATGAATCTTTTATCAAGTAAAATGACTGCTGGTGAATTTACCTTTGCGGCCATTTCATTGGTTCGTTGGTCTGGAAGTCCTCGTTATATTCCACATTGGATGGGAATGGGTGGCACACCATTAAACGAAGCTACTATTGCTGCTATGGAAATTGTTCCTGAGTTTCAAAAATATTATAAATTGCAAATTGTAAATGCTGTATTTTTGACTGATGGTGAAGGACATACAATTCGTAGTAAATATGAATTTGATCCTGTATCTGGTAGAATGGGTTCTAAAGGTCACGAATATGTTTACGGTTCTAAGGCAGAAAATGGCATGATTATTCGTGACCCTAAAACCAAACATCAAGAAATTGTGGAGAATATATATGGTTGTGCTTCACACACATCTGCTTATGTTAAACTATTAAAATCTCGAACAAATTGTAATGTGCTTGGTTTCTATGTAATTTCTGGTCGTGAATTTAATCGTAAAATGTATGAATTCTATCCACGCTCGGTTGACTTTGAGAAAATCAAAGTGACCTTTCGTAAGAACAAATTTGCGGTCATTGAAACTGCCGGTTTTGATGAGTATTATGTTCTCCGCTCTGAAGCCTTGAATACAGAAGAAGATGCTGGTTTTGAAGTGCGAGAAAATGCCACTACTCGTGGACTTGTTTCGGCTTTCAGTAAGTATACTGGTGGTCGAGTTGCTAACCGTGTTGTTCTAAACAGATTTATAGGAATGATATCATGATTCAAGAAATTGTAACTTTTATGGGTGCCCAAGGACACCGTATTGCCGAAATTGGATTCCTTGCAACTTGTGTTGTAACACCATTTTACATTGTTGATTTTATTGATACTGTAACTGGTTCAAAATTAACTAAATTTTTTAATAATGAAGAAGAAGCCGAAGAAGCAGCCAAACTGTTTGCTTTCGATGGCATTTTAGAGGAAACAAAATGAAACCTGATTTAATTGTAGAGAATGGAAATAGAGTTGCTGATATTTTTAATCGTAAATCACATTACACCATTGAACACTATGAGAATGGTGAATGGCGTATGGTGAGAACTGCGGTGACATTAGATGAAGCTAAGTTAATTGCTGAACAATATGTTGGTCCATCAACCCCTACACTATTGAACGAAAATGCGTGATATTATAGAAGCGGATGATTTCAATCCAAAGAAGATTTATGATGATATGATTAAACGAGCACAACAAGCAAAAGCTTGGTATGTGCATTGTTATATCGAAGAAGAATGGATGCCAAAAGGTGAAGCGATGCCTTTTGACCTTTCTATTAAAGATGGAGTATTTACTTGTCGTGTTGTTTGCACAACTTATACAGAAGCACAGACAATTGTGGCAAATGTTTTGCCTGTGATTAAATTTATTGAAGATCCAAATGAATGACCAAACAAGAGAAGCACTACTAATTTTACAAGAAGAATGTGCTGAAGTTACCCAAGCGATATCAAAAGTATTTCGTTTTGGATTAGATACACAATGGCCAGAAGGAGCTCCATCAAATAAATGGAAATTGGAAGAAGAAGTTGGTGACCTTTTGGCTATGGTTGATATTTTAATTGAAAACGGAACTTTATCCGATTCGTATATTAATCAGGCAAGAAAAAATAAAAGAACAAAATTAAAAACTTGGTCGAGTTTTAATTAATGGATATTAGGGATTTATTACAACAACTGCGAAGGATTAGGTGTTGGACTTTTGAAGGAACAATGGCAAGAAAATTGCTTACCGAATTAATTGACCATCTCCAAAAGCAAGTACCACAATAGTGTTGTACCAAAACAACAGCAGTATTGCCATCCTCCGTGGTTCGTGTATAATGGTACCAACAATTGAGAAGGAGTTTTATTATGGGTTTTTATAAAAGTATGGTAATTGACATTATTGATGATTATGCTCGTGGCGAGAGCGAATTTGAATTGGCAAAAAAATATGATTTGCCTGTGGAGAAAATCCAAGATGTTATTGAACAATATTACAATTTTGCAGACGAGGCTGTATAATGACTAAAACTGGTGAAAAACTTTTAAAGATTCTTCCTCATATTGAAGAATATCAAAAACATTTAGAATCAAATTATGCTAGTTTTGGCCGTAGCTGTGAATTCAAAAATGATTTAGGATTTGCCACAGGTTTTGAAGCAGGATCCAAGTATATTAAAATATTTCATTTTTATAATAACGGTACAAGCAGCCAGAGGTCTTGCCATTCATTCGTAGATTATGAAGGCAATATTTGGAAAGCGGCTAGTTGGAAAGCACCAGCAAAAAACTTTCCTCGTGGTAATGTAATCAATAAAGATTATGCCACAATCCGTTGGACTGGTTGTTAATCTTATTTGTAGATTGACTGTGCTTCTTTGATTTTACCATTTCTGGCTAAATCAGCGGCATACTTGGCTTCTGCCATGTCAAGTAAGAATGACCAAATTTGTTTGATGAGTTTCATAATGCTTCCTTATTAGTGTTAATACTATTAGTGTTTATACTAATATATATGTTGCGGTGCATTACAGTTTGATGACAATGGCATATATTTTTGAAAGTATTGACCGTGGTCAATTTTTGTAGTATAATTTGAATGTAGTATAACCTTATGGAGATTTAAAGTGAAGAAGTATCTTTTGTTATTGCCCTTGTTATTATTGCCAGCTTGTGCCTCACAACCACCCCAAGTTTCAGGATATGAAAAAGTGGAAAAGATGGAACGCCGTGATGTCATTCGTGGTGTTACTGAATGTGAAGAAGCTGATATGAAACCTTATGTCGAGTATGTTACACAAACAACTGCTCACGGCAAGGTATTAGTACCTATCAATGTGCATTGTGATCCTGTTCGTAAGAAGTAATCATGGACTATAATCAAATTCTAACCACCTTAGGAATCACTCAAGGTAGATTAGAAACCATTATCATCTTTACGGTGATTGCCATTGGTATAGGAATAATTGCCGTATTGTATTGGAAGTTTTTACTGGCTGGTTTCTTTGCCTTGATTGTGATATTCATTTTCTCCCGCCACGAACCAGATATTGCCGTGGTGGCAAAATCATCTTCAACACCTATAATCGTTGAAGAACTGAATACACCACCTCCTGTGGTAGAAGTCAAACCCAATGTTAAACCTGTGGAATCTAAACAGATAAGTAAAGCAGAACAAGAGTTTATGGAAGATTGTTTATCTCTTGCTGACAAAAAATCTATTTGTGAGGATTTATGGAAACAACGAAATCATTAGCAGAAATCTTTAGTTTGACTTTAAGTGTAATCATACTCATTGGGTATATTACATATCACTATCAACACCAGAGTAGTGTTGTGATTTATGATTGTTCGCTTGCAGAAATATCTCCCGATTATCCTGTAAGTGTGAAAGAAGAATGTAGAAAAGTGAAAAATGACAGAAGAACAAATCAAACATCTAAATGAACTGGTAGCAAAAACCACTAAACGAGCACCCTCATATGCCATGATGTTAAGTCATGTGGCAAATATTCAAAACCCACTTATTGTGGAAACTGGATGTGCCAGACAAGAGGACAACTTTGAAGGTGATGGAATGTCAACCGTCATCTTTGATACTCTGGTGGATTATCATGGTGGCGAGTTCTATTCTGTAGATATTAATCCTGATAATGTAAAGTTTGCACAGAGTAATACCAAGAAGGCCAAAGTTTTCTGTGGTGATTCTGTGGCATATCTGCATAATCAAAATAAGATGTGGGTAGAACAAGGTCGTAAGATTGACCTGCTTTACCTAGATTCTTTTGACTTTGACCTTAAAGAACCCCACCCATCCTCATTACATCATATTTTAGAAATGGTTGCAATCTCTCCAAGTTTGGGACCTGGTACTATGATTTGTGTTGATGATAATTTTGTGGTAGAACAAAGTAATACAGGTGAGAGATTTGAAATTGGTAAAGGTGGTTATGTAAAGCAATACATGGACGCTATCCATAAAGATAGAATTTTCAACGGTTATCAATGGATTTGGAAACTATGACAACATTCACCAGCGAAGATAGAGAATGGGCTTATTGGGACAATTATGTTTGTCCCAAGTATACTCGACAGACAGAGATTCAATTCTTCTTTCCGCTGACTGAACAGATACCGTTAGGACTTGATTATACTGGTTGTGCAAAACTTAACGCCACAGAGTATACTAATGGTGATACTACAGGATTTGCATTTTATCCTACTGGCACATGGGAAGGTGTCGGTACTATCACACTCAAAGCAACAGAACTAACTATTGAAACACCGAATATGCCATGGTACAGAAAACTGGCATTCAAACTACTTGGATTTAAATGGAAATAAACATGACTATATTAGGTTTTATTGGATTTATTATTACACTACTGATTATCGTGCCGGCCTCATTGGTTGCACTTATTAAGGTATTCACCCATCCCGTCAGAGAAATCACCAATCTTTGGATATCTCTGGCAGATGTCATTCTTGATACTATCGAAACTATTAAAAGAGAATTCAAAAAGTAATATTATGCGAAACACAAAAGACATGACAGCGAAACAGATGATCCTATTCCTATCTCTAACTGCTCTGATTTTGGCGGCGCTTTCCAGCGCTTCCGGCTTATTCGATTCCGAACCACCACCCACTATCTCCGTAGAGAAACTCAAAGCCATGGAATCTGGCCAAATCATCTGCCTTCCAGAATATCCTTCCTCAGAGCAACTGTGGCGTTGCGAAGATGCTTATGGTAATTCACACAATAACCTCATTATCAAAAAATCATTTATATGATTCTCCAATGATTCTCAATGGCAATCAAAAATAATAAAGAATACGATTGGGTGGAGGGAGACCGTTTAGGTAACTATCTCTATTACGAAGTTGGTACCGGTCGTATCATTGGTGAAGTATCCCGTGTTGGTATGACTGGTACTAGAAGTCAGGCATCTTGCTATATCGATGTCAATAACCACATCTATCTCGGTAACTATATCGATGCCACATGGGCTAAACTGGCCGTAGAGCGTAAACAACATTGGTTTGATAACAATATCGATAATGGTATTGAATACGACCCAATAACCTCTGTATGATACTGAATAAGAGGAACATCCAATCTGCTCGATGGGACCACAGTAATAATAAGTGGTTAGTCGGTACAGAAGAATATCAATGGGTGGACATGAAGAACAAACCTATTTCTGCTTGGATGAACTTTGATGATGCTCTGATATGGATACAAGAATATGACAATGGAAACTCCAATCAAAATACTGAAATACTACTGGAACGATAAACTGGTCTCTGAGGCGGAGTACCAGCAGTTGGATGAGGAATGGAAACAGAAGTGTATAAACGAAGAATCCACACAGGACCTTCCAGAAAAAAAATCTAGGAAATCGAAGAAGTGAAAAGACAAAAAGCACAAGGTGTAGGGTTACACCAGAATGATGTTACCAAGTCCCTTAATAGAGAGGCTTTCAAGAAAACTCTGTATACGGTTTCATTGAATGACAAGTATAGAGAATACCAAAAGAAGTTAGTGGAAGGTGAAAGAATGATGACCTTTCTGGAATTTAAAGAATCCATTAAACCGGTCCGCAGAAAAAAATTTCGAAACTCTAAATCTGGCTCCAGAAAATAAAAAATTGAAAAAAAGAGTTTGACCTGGTTTCACGTTTTTAGCTTAACACTTTACTCCACCCCCTCCCCCCTTACACCATATAGTCGTTTTCAGAGCAGCCCTCCGAGCAGTACCAGGCAAGCGTCCTAGAGCAGTCACGAAGCAGTCCCCACACGGCTCCAGAGGCATCCGCAGCCAGTATCCCACCCAATCCCCACACGGCTCCGGAGCTGGCTCCGCACCTCTCCGACCCTTGCCCCATCTCGGCGCCCATCGTGCCATTCTCTATATGCCATAATACTTGACCAAAATGCTAGAGTATTATCCTCAATATAATCAACCACTTAGAAGCGCAAAATTAACGGTTGACAATTCTACCAATTCCTGTATACTCCAAGAGTAGAGAGATTTTCGCTCGGTGCTGTTGTTTCCATACAACACTTCCAGTGAAAATTTCAGAATTTTATTATTTGAAAGTATTATAATATATGAATAACGATTTAAAAGCATTATCTAATATGAGTATCGCAGAATTAAAACAGTTATTATCATGCGTTAATCAAGATTTAAAAAGTATTAAAAAAGCAGAGAAAATCGCTGCTGAATATGTACCAAGTGAATATGATATATGCAATAGTATATCTAAAAGATTTACTAAAACAGTTATTATTGAGAATATCGAAAATAAAAAGATTAAACAAGATATTCAAATTCAAAAAGATATTCTCGATTATCTGAATAGCGGCAACCATATTATTACTGCTAAACCAAGAAAATCAAGAAAATATAGTAATAAACCATTTGTAGTAGCATTATCTAATCAAGTATCACTTTAATATAAACTAAAAAGGAAATTATATGTTATTAATCGAAACCATCCAGTCCCTCTCATTATCTGATAAACGTGCTTTAGTTAAAACAATTAAAAGCATTATCTCTGAGGAAGTAAAAGACAAAAAGATAATGGCAGTATTTACTAAACAACAAAAAGAAAATGCTAAAAAGGCAAAAATACAAGCGCAGATTAATGCTGCCGCTGAAAAACTTGCTAAATTACAAGCAAAACTAGCATAATAGTGCTTATAATAACCTTTGATATTACAGAGGTTATTAGTAAGTATTATTACCACTTATTATGAAAGAGAAAATATGATTATAGAAAAAACCCGTTATTATACCATTACACAATCATTTGCGTCCCGTACCGAAAATGAATATGAAGTATATGATATTAACCAAAATCGTGCTGGTTATATTGTAGAGAATGCTGTAGATAATACATTTGAAGTATATCATAATGCTACTAGTGATTTTGAAGATTATACCAGTATTGACTATGCAGATAATTATAGTGATGCATTACAGATTATATTAAGAGAGTTAGAATATGATATGAATTAATACCATTATCCCGATGATTTATAATAATGATTGTGCTCTGAGGTGCATAGTGATTATTAGTAAGTTATTGATTATATTAGATATTATTATTGTGGCATATTGAGATACTGCTCGGAATTTCTCTCAGGATTAACTAGGACGCTCTAGGATAATCAGAAACAGAAACTAAGACTCGAATGGTATACTATATTTGCGACATAATCAACGACATTATTACTAATTATTATAAAGGAGTATTATATGAGTAAAAAGCACTATATTATCGTAGCAAAGTCACTAAATGACAATAAAGCATCATTTCAATTATGTTCCGATTTAGCAGTCCAGTTTAAAAATGATAATCGGTTATTTGATATTAACCGTTTTCTAACAGCGTGTGGTCATTAATATGAATATTGTGGAAGATAATGATTTAGATAATGCGGTATTATGCGATGAGGTATTATCTATCGCCAAATCGGTATTATCTGAAAAAGAATTTGATATTCTATTAGATTATACATTAACCAGTATAACCTTTAAAGCACTAGGTGGTGATTATGGAGTATCTGGTGAGCGTATTAAGCAGATTTATGATAAATCTATTCGGAAATTAAAGGGGTCATTATCTTATACTAAAATGGTATATAATAGGCACACTGGTCGTTATAATGAAGTGAATAAAAATATATTATTTGATAGGGAGTTTATATGAGTTTATCTAATGCAGATATGGTAGCATTATTAGAAAAAGCACAGGAATTAATCGATACTGTTATTGGTGATTATACAGATGATAATGATATTGATGATATGGATTCACCATTATCTTATCTTACTAATGCTTCTGGTGATATTCAGGACGCTATTAATCTGATAGAATAGTGATATTATAGTAACCATTATTATAGTGGTTATTAGTAATATTATTAGGAGTTATTATGAAGTATATTGTATTATGTTTGGTTGTATCATTATCATATCATTTTAGTGATATTGATACGGAGTTTATGGTTATGAGTGGTAATTTAAATATTGAGAGGTCATTATGAAGTATAGTTATTTTGTTTGGATTGGTGATACATTCAGGTCGGTATTATATGATAATTATACTGAAGCGTATAATCGTTATATTTCACTGGTTAATGATGGTTTTAGTAATGCTCGTATTGAAAGGATATAATAT